ACCGCGCTGTGTGGGGGGAGGTGTGTGATTTTTTTGGGTTTGGTGATGGTTGGTTAGATTTATCGGTGGGGTTGGGGTTGGGGTGTTGTTTTGGGGTGGGGTGGTTGTTGTATTTTGGTGTTGTGGCTTTTGATTTTGAGGTTTTTGATGATGTTGGGGTGGATGTTGGGGTGTTGGCGTCTGCGTTGGTTGATGGTGGTGGGTTTTGTTTGCGTGGTTGGGGTTTGGATGAGGTTGGTCGTGCGGGTGTGTTGTTTGGGGTTGGTGGGTTGTTGGGGGTGACGCCGGGTTTTGAGGGTGTTGAGGGTGGTTGGAAGTGGGGGACGTTTACGGATTATGTGGGGATTTTGGCTGGTCGGGGGGATGTTGGTGTTGATGAGTTGGTGTTGATGTGGCATTTGGAGAATCAGGGGTGGCGTTTTCCTCAGTTGGTTGGGGGTTGGTGGATGGAGGGTTTTGTGGGGCGTGGGGGTGCTGGGTTGTTTGCTCCTCATGGTGGTTCTACTGGGTTTGTGGATATGTGTGATGTTTTGGGGTTGGTGTCGGGTTCGTTGAGGTCGTGGTTGGATGAGGTGTGGGTGTTGGAGTTGGATTATCAGTGTCCTTTTAAGGGTGCGCGTGCGGTTGGTTTTGAGGTTGTTGGTGTTTGGGAGGGTGGTGAGAAGGTGTTGGTGTCGTTTGAGGGTGGTTTTGAGTTTTTGGCGTTTTCGCGGCCGTTGGTGGAGTCGCATTTTTGTTCTGATCGTCGTGTGTTGAGGTTGCCGGTTGCTTCTGATTCGTGGTTGGGTGATGGGGGGTTGTTGTGGCGTGTTGGTGGTCGGGTGCCGTGTTCGCGTGATGTGTTGTGGTTGGGTTTGGTTCGTGATGTGGTGCGTGGGGCGTGTTTTGGTGGTGGTGTTTCGCAGTTGTGGTGGGATTGGTGTGTTGATGATTTTTTGGTGGTTGATTTGCATCGTGGGTTGCATGCGGTGAATGGGGGGTTTGTGCCTGAGGGTAGGCGGATGTGGTCTATGTGGTGTCATGAGGTTCATCCGGAGTTGGGTTCGGAGCCTCGTTGGGAGAATTGTGATGTGTTGGCGGGTAGGGGTGTGTTTTTGCGTCCGCCGGGGGGTTATTTGGGGGGGTAGTTTTGTTTTTGGCTGTAGTTGGTGCCGTTAGATTTATCTGTTTTTGATGAGGGGGTCGTGTTGCATGTGGCCGGCGAAGTGTTCGGCGATGTGGATGTGGTCGTGAATTCCGGGGTGGTGTCCGTCGTTGCCGAATTCCCAGTAGGCCTGCTGGTGTAGTAGTGGCTGGTGGTCGGTGCAGTGTTCTGGTTTGAATCGTGGGTCGACGCGTGGTCGGGTGTCACGATATTCGTGGCGTGGCAGACGGAATGATTCGAGGACTGGTTTCAGTGTGTTGTTGGTGCTTGCTGACCAACTTGTTTGGTACACCTCGATGCCGAGAATTTTTCCGAATTTTTCTAGCATGAACATGTATTCGAGGTTTTGTGTGATGAATTGTTCTGGCCATAGCCGATACGGTTTTGGCCGCTCGTCGCGCCATCCTTCGTTTGATACATGCATGTATGGTGTTTGACCTACGACGTAATGGGTTGGGTCACCTGAGTAGTGGATTGACAGGTTGACGGTGTCGAGTTCTGAATTGTCTGCAAGGGTTTGGTTGAAGCGTGTTGAGCCGATCCACGGATTGTGTGGGGTTTTCCAAACGTTGACGTGTGCTCGCCAAATTTCGGGCCACAGGCAGCATATGTATGTTGGTTTTCCCCATTGTTCGATGTGGTTGAAGATTCGTGGGACGAGGGTGCCGATGTCGCGTCCGGGTTCGGCAACTACGTTGACTGTCATGCCGAGGTGTTGCGCGAGCACTTCCGGCCAGACTTCGTGGTCGTCAACGCCTACACCCCAAGTGTTGGAACATCCGACGGCGACGATGTCGGGGTTCTCAACGAAGGGTTTGCGCGGTTCGTTGTCGCCTAGATTTAACAGGTGATGCATGTTGGGGAAGAACTCTAAGAATTGGTCCCCATTGTTGTCTTGGTGTTTCATGGTTAGTAAATATAGGTCTTTGGCTTTTTGCGATTTTTCCAGTTACGAATCTTGTATACGATTTTTTTGATTTTAATTCTGAGGTACAGGATCTGCGTATTCATCTGTGATCCATTCTCCGTTCTCTTTTTTGATTGCTCGCATGAATTCACGAGACGAATGATTTTTTGTCCGTAGACGTTTGATCGCGTCTACGCCTTGTGGCGTGTACAGGTTGTGGAATGGTTTGATTTTGTCGATGACGTTTTGTTCGATTTGAGCGTTGATGAAAATTTCGGCGAAGTGAATGTTGAGGTGCATTCCGGGGTGTTCGCCGATGTCAAGCGCTATGTTCCACATGTCTTGTTGTGTTGGTGTTCCGGGTTGTAGTCCGCAGGGGCACATGTCGGTTCCGGTGTGGAACATTTCGATGGGTACACCCCATTTTTGACCGGGAGCATCGCTGTTTGGTGGCACGAAGTGTTCGAGTGCAGATAGGTATGAACTGTATTCGGATGTTTTGAGAACGTAATGTGTTTCTCTGTGCCAAGAAAACGTTTTGTAATCAATATTTAGGCTTTTGCAGATGTTCTGTAGATTTAACAGCGCAAGCATGCTGAGTCGTAGTGTGCGTTCAGCGCTGTAGCGTAAATTTTTCTTACTGAAACTATCGTTGATGCGCATTTCTTTGCCGTCAACATTTCGGTATTGGCCATCCCTAGAAATACATTGGACTTGTGGTTCGGTTCTCCACAAGTCGGGGATGAGGAACATGATTTGTTTTGGCCAACCATATTGTGCGACGTGTCTGTATAGATGCTGCGTAAGCGACATGATGCTTGCACCGGGAAAAGCCAACACATTTACCGTTTTCCCGGTGGCTTCACGCACAATGTTTGGCCATGCAAATTCTGTGTGCATGCCCGCACCATAAGTGACGGAGCAGCCCATTGCGATGATGTCAGGGTTGTGAACGAACTCTTCTCCTACATGACCATCGCTGTTGATTTTGTATCTAAACATTTTTCCGATGTCATCGTTGTTGAACACCTCATGCCTAATAGTTGACGTGACGCCAATATCTGATGTGTCCACGGTGTGATCATTCAACCACCCCTGCTTTTGATAGTCGTCCATTTCCCATAAGCAGGCGAGCATTTTGTGGTAATCAAAATCACCGTTCGTTTTGAGGCTTTGTAGGTAAACATCGCCGTTCATTGGGACTGGTGTTACCATTCTGCGCTCATACGTTTCATTCCGTTGCCCCATTTGCTGTAGGCATAGTCGATTTCGCCGGAGAATCGCAGGTCAGGCATTTTTTCGATGATGTTTTGGAAAGCCGATTTGATTTCCGCGCGAGCAATGGGTGCCCCAATGCAGTAATGGATTCCGGGAGCACCATAGGCGAAGTGTGGTGTTTCATGGAAGTCGCGAGTGATGTCGAACCGTTGAGCATTTCGGAAAACTGTTTCGTCACGGTTGGCTGAGCAATACCATGCAACAACTTTTTCACCTTTGGCAATTTCGGTGCCATTCAGGATGGTGTCTTGGGTTGCGGTGCGTCGGAAATGCATTGCTGGGGATTGCATGCGTGCGGTTTCTTCTACTGTTCCATACCAGTATTTGTCGAAGTCATTCCACAGAAGTTCACGTTGATCGGGGTTTTCGGTGAAGGCTTTAATCCCGTAGGAGATGACGTGCTGGGTGGTTTCGATTCCTCCCATGATGAGGAGTAGGAATAGTGAGCCGAAGTCTTTATCTTCGAGAACACCACCATTTTTTGCGTTGCAAAGAAGGCTTGTGACGTCGTCTTTGGGTTCCACACGGCGTTCTGCGGCCAGTTTGTGTGCATATTCGGTAATTGCGATGCAAGCATTAAGAAATGTGTCTGAGCGCTCTCCACCGTGATATTCGGGATCACTGTTGCCAGTGATTTCACGAACACGGTCGTACATCCATTTTTTGTCGTCGTCAGCCACACCCATCATGATCGCGGTGATCTCAGTTGGTAGTCGCGCTGAGAGTTCAGTGTGAATGTCACACTTTCGCTCAGGGTGTTTCTCGATTACATCGTCGACAATATCCGCTGTGACTTGTTCGATCATCGTGGTTAGTTTGGCTACGTTTGATGCCCCAAATGCTCGCTGAACGATTGACCGAACTTCGTTATGTCGAGGATTGTCGAGCGCCAGTAGGGAACCAAAATATTCGAAAATGTCACGCGGCAAATCTGTAATCAGATACCCTTCGCTTGCACAGAAAATCTCTTGATTTCGAGAAATTTCTGCTACGTCTTTGTATGTGAGGGCCGCCCAATACTGTTTGTCAGGTTTGGTCAACTTCGAAAATTTTGGAAGACCGTGGATGTGGGTGTGTGCGCGGAAGTGAGCAAAACGTTGCTCTCGTTTGATTCGATCTGCGTCATTTTGCGACCAGTCAGCGATCCAGTTGTCGGCAAAGTGTTTTGGTGCCATCGTATTTCCTCACGTTACAAGTTTTACTTGTGGGTTCATTTCTTGCCATACTAGGGCATCGAGTTCGTCGTTGAGCATAGGCTGGTCACGAACATTGAGACTGGTATTTAATAGAACTGGCATCCCGGTTTGGTGATACCACATTGATAAAACGTCGTAGAGGCCGGGGTGTTGATATTCGTTCACGGTTTGGATTCGTGATGTTCCGTCGTGGTGCACTACGGCCGGCATGAGTTCTGGAAAGCGCGCTTTTACGGCAAATTGCATGTATGGGACGGGGCGGTCAATTTCGAACCATTCGGACACGTGATCTTCCATAATGATTGGTGCGAATGGACGGAAAGGTTCCCGTTTTTTAACTTGGTTCACGCGATCTTTCATGTCGGCTGGTCGGGGATCAGCCAAAAGGCTACGGTTCCCCAATGCTCGCGGACCGAATTCGGCTCTTCCGTTTGCGACTGCAACAATTTTGTCTCGTAGCAGTACGTCAATGATGTCTTCGGATGGGTAAAAGTCGCCGCCGATGTCGTGACCGAGGTATGGGCCGCGCCATTCGATGTGTGATCCGTAGATTGCTAGTGCGGCACCGAGGCTTGAGCCGGCGTCGCCGGGATTCGGCATTATCCAAACTTCGTCCCAGATGTCAAGAAGTTTCGTGTTGGCTGAACAGTTGAGTGCGCAGCCGCCCATGAAAACAAGGTTTTGTGTGGGTGAGTCGCGCCGCACATAGCGCATCAGGTCAATTAAACGATTTTGATATATGAGTTGAACTGCTGCTGCTATATCGTATTTGTCTTGTTCGCAGATGATTGGGTGCGGCCAGTTGACTCCGTGGTGGAAGTTCTGTGTCTGGCTGTTCCACTTTGGGAACATTTTGTTGATCTCGGCCGCGTATCGGGATGGGTCTCCGTAGGCGGCCATTCCCATAAGTACGTATTCGTCAAAGCCGGGTTTTAGCCCGACTAGATCGGTGAATGCGCTGTAGAACAATCCGAATGAAATCGGGTACCGTAGCGATTCTCGTTTGCGGATATTGTTTCCGCTGGCGTCCCAAATCGTTGCGGTTTCAAATTCGCCGATGGCATCTAGTACAACTACTGTTGCTTCCGCAAATGTCGACGTGAAATATCCGGCGGCTGCATGACTGTAGTGGTGTGAGACCTGCACCTCTTTTGGCCATTGATATTTATGCAGTTTTTTGTATAGGTTTTGGTAGGCACCGTTGATGCCTCCGTGTCTAAATCTGCGAGCCCGCTTAAATGGACGTTTCTCAAAGTAAGCAATCAAGTCGGGCGGATCCGACATGACCTCTTCAATCAGGTCGTCAGAAATTGCGTAAGTGTTTTTTTGTTTGTTGTAGCGTTCGCTGTGCGCCGCAAAAACGATTTCTCCGTTGTCAATTACACTTACTGCTGCGTCGTGGCTTGAGTCGTTAATCCCTAGGATGCGCACACTGGCAGTTTACTCGTCGTCCTCGCTTGCAGCGGTATTGACGGTGTGGATGAGGACGCGACCGATTCGCTCGAGAACTGAAAGGTCAAGCGGGAACGGATAGTCCACTTCCTCCTCGGGGTTTTGATGTCCGAGAACCTCGTACGAAACAATTGGAGGTTTTCCTTCAGAGGTGTGTGTTGCAATGCCCTTAAGGAGGATGAAAGTGGTGCCGTTCCATCGAACTTCAAATGTTCCCCACTCGTTCGTGGTTAGTAGGACGGATTGGAAATGCGATGGAGATGAGGTGACTTCGGCCAACTGTTCGGAGTCGACTGAGGGCAGATCCTCGATGGAGGTGATTTCAATTTCTGTTGATTCTTCGCTCATGTCTAGATACTACATCTTTCTAGTGTCGCCGCATGTCACTGAGTAGGCGGTCAACCTTATCACAGTCGGAGTACTTGTATATCCATTCATTTATGCGGGTTTTATCGTGACCCAGACACATTGCGATCGTTTTTGCACGTGTCCAGAAGTGGGCGGAAATGTATCGTTCGCCAGAGGTGATCTCATTTACTCCATGAATGTATCTGTCGGTGCATGGCATCATGATGAGCATTCCGCGTTCCGGCTTCAATGAGATATTTGGCCGGTGGAAAAAGATTTCTCCGCCTTCAAAATCGTCGTTGTAGTAGAGGACGGTTGCTACGTCGTGAAAAGCAATAGGGAAAGCCGATTCTTTTGCTTCGCTGTTTGTGCGCCAATCTAGACCTGCCCCATACTCGTAGCATGCGTCATGGTGCAGCCCTTGTGTCATTCCGGCAACCCACTTCCGATAGTAAAGGGTTGTGGGCGTGAGAAAATGTTCTCCAAAAATTTGTTCGACCTTGGCGTTGATTTTTGATACTAGGACCTCATTGTCTTGAAGCAATGAAAGGTCGTTGCGCATATTGTCGCCGTCGATGGAAATGTGGTTTCTTTGAGTTGAGTGTTCGTGGTCACTCGCTGGAATTTCTTTCCAGAATGTTTCTGCGCGGAGCCGATTGTTCCAGAGGTTGATTTCGTCCTCGTCTAGGAAGTTCGGGAAAATGTAAAGTTGTTCTAGTCCGTCAATCTGACTCATCGTTGCCTCTGTAATTTTCTAGCACTTCAACATCTCGGATAACTTCGACGATCTCGGCTTCCTCGATGTCTTGTTCCTCTTCTGTCCCTGTTCCTAACATTTGCTGCACTTCTGCGTCTGGGAGGACGCCGGATCTGCCCATGAGTTCTAGTAGTTGGCGGGCTTCTTCTTTAGGGTCAAATGCGTCGACTGGTGCGGCACCCGTGTCGGTTTCGCTTGCCATGGAAACTCGGATCGGGGTCGCGGTGTCTGTGGAAATGTCCATTTGAACGGTGAGGTTGTTCTGGTCCATTCCAAGAAGTTTTGAGCGACGATCCATGATGCTCAGCACCTGCTGAATTGCTTTCATGTCAGGTTCAACTGAAACTTCTTGCCCATCGTCAAGGGTCACTCGTCGATGTTGTGTCATCGGCCATATTGCGGCTTGTAGCGCATCTAAGCGTTCCAGTTCCATTCGCAAAACTTCAGGGTAAGCCATCATGGCTTCCCGGTTCATTTTTTCGAGTTGACGACCGACCGCTTTCGACACAACTGATGTGCTGACATTGAAGCGTCGCGCAATTTCAGTTGTCGTCACGCCGGCCTGCCTCATTTTGAAGATGCGCAGGTCACGTTCGGCTAAGAATTCTCGTGATAGGGCTTTTCCACTGTCGTCGCTCATAATTGTTCCAAATGTTCAACTCCGATTACGCGGGTGTTGTCGGGGTCATATGAGGCCGGTTCGCCGATTTCCCATGCCTCGTCATATTTTTTCCAGCCAAATATTTCGACTTGTGTCATTTCTGGCAATACAGGCCTTGCTACAAATAATACTAAACCTTTTCCCAACTGGTGTCGCCTTACAGCGGCAGACATGCGGGTGCGGATACGTCGGACTTCAATGTTTTCACCTACATCGGCGAGATCCCGATACAAGTGATGTTCGCTCTTGTGCCAAACATGTCCAGACCAATAGCGGTTCGTTGCTTTTGCGACAGCCAACTCGCAGACGCAAGCCGCTGCTTGAGCAGTCCGGTCGTCCTCCATGTTCTTGCGGTGGTAATGCGGAGCATCTTGTTTACCCCAGTTGGCAGCACACCGGCGAGCAGCAACACTCAGCGCATGGTCATACTCCCACGGGTGTAGATCAACCAGTTTCATACTTTCATAAACTCCAATACTTCGAACGGAAACTTCTTGCCGCGTGTCATTTGCGTGGGCCATGCGCGAAGGTCTCGAGCACCACGGAAATGATTTACGTCGTAAACAAAATCGTGAGGGCGAACGGGGTCTGGCTGTAACGCGAGTCCAAACTCTGGCCAACGTGACCAGACAGCGGATCCAAACGGACGTAACTCGCGAGAGGTTTGTGATGCTCCAAGTGGAGCGTGGTGTTCCAGCCAGAGCGCACAGTTGTAGGTTGACCGTATGCGGTCGAGATATTTTGCGACTTCGATTGCAACCGCTTCAGAAGTTTTAGTACCGGGGTCGAGAAATGCTTTGTAGAGGGGTCCCATTACTAGGATTTCTGGCTCGACTGCCTCGATGTGTTGTTCCAAGATCATTCGGTCTTGCACCGATAGCAGGTTCAGGCCGTCCGGCTTGATAACAAGATGGTTGTCACCTTTGCGTTCGTAACCCATTGACTTTGCTGCTCCGACGATTTTGTCGGACGTTCGTTTGATGATTCGCTCAGGGTTCTCTAGGTCAACGGTGAGCGTGCGTACACGTGGCATGCGTTGAAAAGTGAATGGGTGAACTCCGTATCCTGAGCAGATCGCCACTTGACGGGCAAGCATGGTTTTGCCAACACCTTCAGCGGCTACGACCATTACTCGTTCTTGTTTTTCCAATAGTCCGGGTAGGAGCCATTCATACGAATCGTCAGTTTCCTCCATGACGAAGTCATCCCAGTTCACCAGTCGGCCCGGATCTGGCTGCGAGAACTCTTGGCCTTGTGATAAGGCGATGTCAGCGATTTTTAGAAGAATGTGTTTTGGGTTTTTATCTGACGTGAGCAGATGGGCGATGTCGAGGATTGCTTTTTCTTGCGGAGTGTGCTCGACAAGTTCTGGCTCGTCACCGTCTTCTTCCTGTTCTTCTGGCTCGATTGTTTGGCCAGCAAACTCAGAGATCAGGGTTTCGTATGGGATCTGTTCGAGGTCGGTGGTTGACCCACCCGCTTGCAGGTGGTCGTAAATGTCTTTTTGAGTTTGGCTTCGCCAAATCGCTACGTCCGAACCGGCTTGAGTGAGGATGCCTGCGACAAGGTGTGCATGTCGGCGTCCGGGCTCGTCGTTGTCGACGATAACGTCCACGATTGCTCCAGCGAGAGCCTCAGTGTGTATGTCGAGCCATTTACCTGCCCCTCCGGGCATAGTTGTGGCACAAGCACCCATTGAGATGAGAGCGTCTGCATCTTTCTCTCCTTCCACGAGAAAGATTGGTTCTCCGTTTGCTTTTGCCTCTAAGACGGCGGGCAGGTTATATAACACCTTTGGGGTGTCTCCAAGGCTGTATGTCCAGCCCCCAGATCCGTCGGGCTTGCGTTGGCGGAAAGTCTTTTTGCCATCGGGTTCGGTGTATCGAACTTTCTCAAAAAGCAGGGTTCCGTCGGCGTCGCGGTATTCGTATTTTGCGACGAACTTTAGTTTTGGACGTTCCTGTTTTGGATAATCGATTGATGCAGTTTGCGTCTTGTCAGATGGTGGCATTAAATCTGAAAGTTGCAAACCGATAGCCGAGCAGATTTCAGCGGCACCACATCCGTTGTTCCTGTGACAGAACATGACGATTTTTCCATCGGAATTTTCTTTAACGGAAAGTGATGGGTTGCGGTCATCTTGACGGCATGGGCATCGTGCTTCCCATCCGTTCGCAGATTTTACGACGCCGTCTAGTTTCGACAGGAGAGTTTCGGTGTGGCCATACATCAGCCTTTCACCGCAGATACGTTACGTACCCCTTTTCCGGGAACAGAGATAAACGCATTGTTCGAGCATTCGATACCACGCTTCGCTCGAAGAACCGCTCGTGGGTATTCTGGCATACCTCCCCACACGCCTAGAGGTTCGTGATGCAGGCTCCACTCAAGACACTGTTCTTTGTATTCGCATGAATTGCAGATTTCGATCGCTTTTTCACGGTTCTGTCGCATCACTGCGATTGAACCATTTCGTCTTGGATCAAAATGCGGAAACCACCAAGACACTGGCATTTCGTAGCATGCACCGGCGCCGGCTGGTACCGGCTCAACCTTACTGTTCATCGTTCTCCCACTAACCGGAATATGTCTTCCCCAGAGAGGAACACCAGTCCACCGTTGTAGACGAGTGTGCCTTCTGGCCCAATTGCAACGTGTATGTCGACTGCTTCGACTGGCACACCGAATCTTTTGGCGATGATGCTGGCTGTCTTTGCGAGTCGTATTTCATCTTGGCCTGCATCGTGTCCAATGTCAACAGGATTCTCGTTAACTATTAGTAAATCTTCGAGTTCCGCTTCTTTTTCGGAGATGCGCAAGCACATCACACAGCCGAGGCGTGGGGCCGACGACGCTCTTGGGCGCGACTCGACATGGCCGCACTCGAGATGATGCAGGTACCGCACTTTTCCCCATGCGCCAACCCGTTCGATGTTTGTAACTTTTTTGCGAGGTGAGCGGCGATGTTCTGTTGTCATTTATGCGGCTCGGGATTTTCGATTACAGGCCTGTTCCAGTACACGGACCAATCAGCATTTGGGTCAACCGTTGGGTCAACGGGCCCGAGGTTCATGCTTACAACGAGACGAGACGTATCGGATTTGTTGCGAGACGTCATGTGTTGGATGTATGAGTTGAAAATGACACATGTTCCGACTTCCGGTTTCACACTTGCGGTGCCGCTCATCATGTTGCAGTAGTCGTAGTTGAAAACGAGTTCTGCGGAGCCCTCGGGCACTTGCGGATAATAAGTGACGCTGTAGTACTCGTGGGGATGTACGTGCAGATTGGAGTGGTGTGAGTGGGCGATGACACTCTGATTGTATTCGAGGTCAACAGCCCACATATCGTGGATCTCGTAGTCTCTGCCTGTTAGATGATGGAGGCGCGCTTTTACGGCTGTTTCCAGTTTTGTAACTTCCGGTGTGATCGGCATTACCAAATCTTCAAATTGAACGAACCCGCGCGAAATTACGCCGTAATCAGGGCATTCCTGATCGATGGTTTGAGCGTAATTATGGATATCCGACGAGATTTGTTTTGGGTTGACCTCATCAATTTTTCCTACCCAAACACCAAGTTCAATAAGCGATATTCGTTCGAGTTGCATAATTGTTTTATTCGTAAAAGAACTCACCAGTCTCTAGAGCAGTCGGAGGTTTATCTTTGAGCCAAACATTGATTACCATGACCTGACGTTTTCCTGAAAGTGTCTTCGTTGTTTCATGTAGGCGGTGACCGGCGTCGAATACGACTAGGCGATTCGGCTGGTACTTAATTCGCTCACGTTCTTCAATGGGTGACATCATCGGGTCAAGTAAATTGCGTTCTAAAACGCCTCTTCCTTCTTTGAGGATATTGTCGTGAAGTTCAAGAAATCCGCCTGTTGCTTCGGATGGCCCATACCAAACACATCCGATGATGGGGCCACGAAATATTTGCGATTTCTGGTACAAGAACGTGTCTTCATCGCAGTGCACAGCCAAAAATTGTCCGGGTAGAAACGTTCGTGTCCAGTATTCGAAGCCGACGACGTCATCAATGTCGCATGGGAGCAAGCCCGGGGTCGACCAAATTTCTTGAATTACTTTTTTGCGAGTTGTGTCTGCGGGCGAATTATGCCATCCATCCCAAAACATGTATGGGGCGTAGCAGTCACATTCTTCGTCATGAAATTCGTTCAGGTATTCGCCAATGTTGATTCCTTCCATTTCTGGCGGAAAGAAACCTTCATCGAGGCGAACTGCTTCGAATAACTCTGGATTGATGAAATTGTCTCGAACTTCGAGTGCCATCAGGCCTGCCCTACGCGGTTATTTTTTGAAGACCGCCACGAGACGCGAGCGCCAAGATGGCTTCTCGACGACAATATCAATCTTTTCGGCTGTGGTCTCAACCGGAGCAGGAGCAGGTGCTGGTGCTTCCGTGAACTGTTTTGCTTCAGTGTTGTTCCCAGCGTATGGGCCAGTTGCCTGAGCGCGCTTCCTCGGTGCTGCATTGGCAGGTGCCTTCTTGGCAGGTGTCTTCTTTGCAGGTGCCTTCTTTGCTGCGGATTTCTTAGCAGCAGCGGTCTTCTTTCCTGAGGCTGGCGCCGTTTTCTTGGCGGGTGCCTTTTTCGCTGAGGTTTTCTTTGCCGGTTTCTTGCTTGCCATTGATTTCTCCCTTGATTTTGGCGTGCGTGGACTATTGTAGCCAGTCGTGGACCAATATCCAGACATATATTCCAAGGTTGCGCTTTCGCTGACTTCTGCCCAGATCGCGAAAGAAGTTCTCATTGCTGATGAGGGTGTTGGTAAGGATATCCCATTCAATTTCTTTGGGTGGGTAGGAGACGAACTTGCTCTTGTTGTCCAATTAACTCGTGAATTCATGAAGAAGGATTTGCAAGAACGATTCGAGATGTGTCTTGGCGCTTTACACGCAATGAGGTATTTTTGGGGTTGTGACGAGGTTACGTTTGTAGCCGAAGGATTTCATTCTCAAACTCCGGAGATGACGGCGGGGAAGAATCTTGCCGCATTATTTGCCGATGGCAATAAAAACGTAAGGGAATGCGTGACTGTGACTCACGTTTCACTCGGCGTAGATGATTCTCCTAATGTAATGTTAATAAGTGCGCCATATAGTTATATTAATAAAGAACACATCTGGTGGGAAGATAATGTCGCATACACGCAAGGTGCCGCTTCGGTGTTGCGCGAGGCAATCATCCCCGCTATGATCGCAGCAACTCTCAGGGGGCCGTGTTCGGATGAAGACGAAACCCTCGGTGAGGATCCAATCACGATGCTGAATGCCGCTGGCTTCAATGTCCAAGAGTTCTAACGCTATGAGGGGTACAATTAAGGGATGATCGGATACAACTCTTTCGGACGAAATGACGGAGTGATCCGCATTGATGGTCTGGAAGTTGGCTTTTCTGCTGCAAGCAGGGAGCCATGTCCGGTATGTGGCCACCCTACTGGTGACTGCAAAGGAGATCTTCAGCCACCAGAACATGTGGCCGGATACAACCAGATCGAATCCTTGGTTGAGTCTCAAACCTTTCTGCTCGAGGAAGATGTGTGGGAGGAGAAAAAAATTACTCCGTTCACCGTCGCTAAAGTCCTTAAATATCCGGCAGGAAAACACATTCCTCTCGAAGAAGCAAGAAATCTCGGATTGGCTTAACGCTTTCAGTATTTGTCGGTCAGATACAATCGACAAACGGGGATTTACTACCCGTCATAACCGCACAAAATACTTCGAAAGAGGCCCCAAATGACCCTGCTTGAACAGTCGTTCCTAGATTCGTACGCCCAAAAAACACCTCCGTGGGGCTTTAATGGAATGGGCGAGATTGTCTATCTGCGTACCTACAGCCGTCCGAAAGATGACGGAACGATTGAAACTTGGCCAGAAACAATCGCTCGAGTCATTGAGGGCGCTGGAGAGATCGGTGTTCCTTACACCAAGAAGCAGGCCGAGACATTGTTCGATCACATGTTCAATTTGCGGTGTTCATTTTCGGGTCGTGCGTTGTGGCAGTTGGGTACCCCGTTGGTTCAGCAGTTCAACGCTGCTTCCCTGAATAACTGTTACTTCGTCAACATTGAAAAGGTTGAGGACTTCGAATTCCTGTTCGATCACCTCATGCTCGGTGGTGGCGTCGGGTTCTCGGTGGAACGCGCAAAAATTCACGAGTTGCCAAAGGTCAAGTCGGGTGTTGCTATCTCTCATGAGAAGACGAATGACGCCGACATCATTGTCCCCGACTCGCGTCAGGGGTGGTCGCGTCTGGTTCATTCCGTTTTGAAGTCGTACTTCTACACGGGCAAGTCGTTCTCGTATTCAACGATTCTCATCCGCGAGTACGGTGCACCACTCAAGACGTTTGGTGGCACGGCATCAGGTCCGGGTGCGTTGATCGACGGCATCGAGGATATCTGCAAGGTCATGGATGCTCGCGTTGGCAAGAAGTTGCGTTCCGTTGATGTCCTCGACATTTGCAACATCATTGGGCGTATTGTGGTTTCTGGTTCATCGCGACGTTCCGCTCAAATCGCGATCGGAGACCCGGATGATGTTCTCTTCCTTCGGGCAAAGAACTGGTCTGCCGGCAACGTGCCCGCATGGCGCGCAAACTCCAACAACTCGATTTACGCTGACGCGTGGGAAGAAATTGTGCCCGAGGTGTGGAAGGGTTACGACGGCTCAGGGGAACCATACGGTCTTGTCAACCGAAAGTTGGCACGCAAGTTTGGTCGTCTGGGACACAAGAAGGCAGACCCGAGCATTGAGGGTTATAACCCGTGTGCTGAAATTGCTCTTGGCGACGGGGAGTCGTGCAACCTTTCGACGATCTTCCTTCCAAATATCGAGTCGCTTGCTCAGTTCCGGGAAATTTCAGAACTGCTCTACATGACTCAGAAGCAGATCACGCGTCTGTCATATCCTTACGAGAAGACTACGAAGATCGTTTCGAAGAACGCTCGTCTTGGTCAGTCGGTGACGGGCATTCTTCAGGCATCGGAAAAGCAGATTTCGTGGCTCGATCCGGTGTACGAGTATCTGGAAGGTCTCGATGAGAAGTATTCGGCGGAGCATGGTTTCCCGAAGTCGATTCGTCTGACTACTGTTCAGCCTTCTGGAACGTTGGCTCTGCTACCGGGTGTGACTCCGGGTGTTCATCCTGCGTATGCTCGTCATTACATTCGTCGTGTTCGATTTGGCTCGTCAGATCCGTTGGTTGATGCTTGCCGTCGGCGCGGCTACCCAGTCAAGTGGGACGTGGGCATCGATGGACGCGAAGATCGCACTCGCTATGTTGTTGAGTTCCCATGTGAATCGCCAGAGGGTTCAGTACTTGCTGCTGACATGACTGCTATTGACCAGTTGGAATGGGTTAAGAAGATGCAGACCGTCTGGGCAGACAACGCTGTGTCCGTAACCGTCTACTATCGAATTGAAGAACTTGACGACATCCGTGAGTGGCTGTCGAAGAATTACACCGACGGTGTCAAGTCTGTCTCGTTCCTTCTGCACTCGGATCACAACTTCCCGCTTCCGCCTTACGAGGAATGTACTGAAGATGAGTACAAGAAGATGTTGGAAAAGATTGACTTCTCGGTTCCCTTGGTGCAGTCAATCTTCTCGGAGGACGTCGTTATGGATGACTGCGCTACGGGCGCATGTCCAATCAAGTGATGGTGTTGCCCCTGTGGGCGTCCTTCACCATGTTGATTTTGGTCTGTGCGTTGGCGAGGAGTAAACCCTCGTCACCACAGACCCAACATGTTTCTCTGTCCACCCAGTAAACATCACATGGGTAACATCCGTAAACATCGGATGTCCATGGCATAAGTGAGACGATTTTTACGTTTTCTCGTAGCCGTTTGATGAGCATTGCCTTTGCTGGGGTCCCATCTAGGTTCCAGTAATGGTCGTTAGAATTCACCCACCATCCGGGCGAATCCGACATGATTATCGTGCTCCACCAAAGTATTCGACAGCGTGACCGGAGTCAACTAACTGTTCGTTAAGAGAGAACTCACACTTTTCGTCTGGGTAGATATTGGCGAGAAGGCGACCATACTTGCCTTTGCCATCCTTCATGGTTTGAACAAAACACTCTTTATTCCAATTAAACCAGTCTTCCACGTAGGCTTTAGCGGCAAGACCTTTTTCTTTTTCAGCAAGGTCTTTTGTTCGGCTCTCGGGAGTGTTGATTCCATAAAGACGACAACGGACTTTGTGGTGGATATCAAATCCAAGGTCAATGGTTAGGTCGACGGTGTCTCCGTCAACAACACGGTCAAGCCGTGCCCGATAGGTGTACAGAGTCATCATTCGTCGGTCATCTTTTCTTTTCTACGGCGATGGATACGCACGTGCCGATGTTCATCAACAACAAGTTCCTCGAGGTCTTCTGGTCCACCCCTGAAGTCTCGACCAATCCGTTTGTATTCATCCCAATAATCGTTGTCGGCGTTGCTGTTCTTTGCCATATTAAACATTGTACATATAAAGGAAAATCCCCCGGGGACTAACCCGGGGGACGTTCCTACGGCTCTAGGCCGTTAGTTGTTGATCCGAGGATCAGGGAGCCTCGGGAGCGCCGTCGAAGGAAACCTTCACGAAGGCCTCCGGACGCTTGACCGCGAGGGCCAGACGCTGCTCGGCGAGCACCACGATCGCGTTGCGAACGAAGAAGTCCGAGTGCTGCTCGGAGATCCGGATGTTCGCCTGCTCGCGGTCGTACAACTGGGCGCCGGTACCGAACGCACCGACGAGAGCGGTGCCCTCGGCGATAGCGGGGGTCTCGACGACCGGGAGACGCCAGACGCGCGGCTCGCCACCCATCGCGACCGAAACCGCGACGAGGTACTGACCGTTGCTGTCCTTCGTCAACTCGATGTCCTCCCAGTCGTTCGGGTGAAGAACGACGCCGGTCGGCTCGTAGTAGGCGAGGAACGAAAGCGTGGCGGCGCGACGAATCGCGTCAGCCTTCGTGTCCGGAACCGGGCTGAGCGCACCGTCGGACCAGTCGTAGGTCTGGATACCAGTGGTGTTGAGAACACCAGTGAGGTTCTCACCAGTTCCGTCACCAGAGAGGATCTGAGCGTCTTCCTGAAGACGGAGGCCGTACATCAACTCGTTGTCGATGATCGAACGCAACTGCGGCTCGTCGGCGAGGACGTTACGGTGAGCGGCCTCCCAGTGAGCGATGGTGCGAACGGGAGCCTGAGCGCCCTCAAAGGTCATCGTCGACTGCGGCTTCGCAGCGAACGTCTCGGGGGTGCCACCACGCTCAGCGACGGTCGCCGCGTTGTTGGTGAATCCGGTCATGCGGAAGTACTCGATGATCGCAGCCGAAGTGGTGCGGGTCGGGAACAGGTCGCGGACGCGCTTGGTGCGCTGCGGCGGGATCACAATCGGATCGCGCTGGATCGAACCAAACTGACCCGGGGTGCCGGAAGGCATCGCCGAGTAGATGTCCTTAACGCCGTAACCGCTGGTGGTCAGCGAGCCAGAGTACTGGAATGGCGACGGCATGTTCGCGCCGTTACGGCCACCCTGAAGGCTCTTGAACTCGTCGGAAGCGAGGAATTCCTCACCGATCGACTTGAACTGAGCGCGAGCCTCGCGGAGGCCCTCGCCAGCAGCAGCGGCAGCAGCGACGGACTCAACCGACTCTGCACTCCACGACTGAACTTCGCTGAAGTCCTGAAGGCCGGCGATCAGTGACTTGATCTCCTTGATGTCCTTCATGTTCGCGTCGAACGCGGACTTCTGGTCATTTTCGACGACGACGACGCCGTCCTCAATTTTGAACGAGTCGGCAATGGCCTTGTTCTCGTCCATCTTGCTCTGGAGCGCGGTCTGCAACTCCGTAATGCGGCTTGAATCTGCCATGATGGGTCTTCTCCTTGGAAGAATTACGTGATGGATGGTTTACAAGGCCTACGTAAGCACGCGCCCTTACCTATAAGGTACAACATCACTAGCCCCAAATAAGGCAAATAACACTATTTTTTTAAGGGCATTACATAAGGCCCTTATCTAGTTAACTACTTGACTTACTATCCCAGTAGTTCTTGACGTACTCGGCTCCGGTCGGACTAAAGAAATCATTGAAAGCATCAATATCATTGATGTTGTAATTTCCGTCTTTGGTGCGCTTAGCAATCAGAACGGGTGTGTCTCCGCTGTTATCCCACAAGAAGAATTCATCAAATAATCCGGATGTAATTTGACGAGGAACAATCGGCTGTAGTTCACGACCAATCTGGCTCCCAAACCATTCCGGGATTATCGCTCCACCATTCTGCCTATTGTCAGCATTTCGCTGAACAATCCGGCGATCTGCTTCGTCACCGGGAATATGAACAAAGTGCCCAACAGTTGCATATCCATTTTGACGAGCCATTTGAAGGTGCTCAGTCCTCTTGCCAGTACCCTGAACGACCATATCGGTTTTTTCCTCAGCCGCTGCTTTCATGGCGTGATCGGTAACTCGTCGTGAAGAATCGTGAACGGCACCAGCACCACGGCCATTATCCCAGCCAACCAAACCGGCCTTAATCTCATCAGGGTCAATATGTGCAGCAGCATCAGGCCCCGGTATCCCAAATCTGTCATTTCGGGTGAGAGTTGACTTCCCCGCACCAGTTGTTCCGCCAATGAAATAGAGGGTTCTATCCTCTTTTCCACGATGCTCTGGCATGACTTGTTGCATGATTCGACTCACTTGAGCACGACCACCGGACCCGGTTTGCTGCGAACGAAGCCCAGAAACACGTAATTTCCGGTGTTTTTCTCTCGCTTCCTGCGACGCTGCTCTTTGAATGTTTTTTGGTGCCTCGGACATCCAACCGGGCTCCATCTCAATGAGGTCTTTCCATGTTTTCGACTTACCGACACCCTTGGGGATTGCTGGTCTAGCAAAAGCGGTGCCATCTTGCACCATCCCGTCGTTGTCACCATCCGTGGCATTGGCATCGAAAACAGCAGCAGCCTGACGGATTTTCCTGCCGAGCGCTTTCCCGTGAAGTTCTTCAAATAGGGAAATTTTACGCTTGTAGCGACCGCGCTTGCGTTCTTCTTCAACGATTCGACGCGCTTCTTGCCGTCGCATTCGTTCTATGTATCGACGGCCAAGGGCGGTGCTTCCTGTGCGTCGCGCATAGTCGGTGATGTTTGAACACGGAGTCCATACGACTTGACCGCCAGTGGAACGACGTCGTGCAACTCCGATACATCCCAGTTGTCGCGCCCTTCGACGTGCTGAGTTGATGTCGGTAAAAACATCTTCTTCTCCGTCACGGGGGATTGCTGATGCAACTTTTCCAGCGACAGCGCCCGAAACGAGCCCGCCGCCAGTGATTGTGTCGATTGAAACAACGCCACGTTCACCGAGTTTTTCCCAGTTCTTTTTATTTTTCTTTTTGCGGCGTTTGCCTTTTCGTTCGCGAACACTTTGGAATTCACGAACACGAGAAAGAACGGATTTTTCTTCTTGCTCGGACTCTTCTTCGGCTTCTAAACGCTCGTACTCTTCATGGGTGGAGCATGCCATCCAGCCGCCGTCAGGATGTTTGTGTGCACCAGTGCATCCCAATTCTTTAGCGCGTCGGAGTGCTCGCGCTTTCCCGGCGGCCCCTTTATTCATCAGTCTTTATATGCTGATGGTGGTCCGATGGGCTTTACGTCACGCATGGAGATGCCGTCATTCTTTGCGGCCGCTTTCTGGGCGCCAACAAAATCCCTACCATAACGCTGTTTGTAGAGTTTGGCCTCGTCAAGGTCATCTTCCCATTTCGCCATAAGTGTTGAGAATGGTCGATCTTCGATTGCGTCGCTTTCACGAATTTGTTCAGAGATTTTCACGCTGTAGGCCATGACTTCTTCGCGATACTCGTTGTGTTTTTCAAGATTGATTGAAAATGGCGGGTAGTCGGTCAAGTCCATCAACTCGTTAAACCGGTCGGTGAATTGCTGTCGACGCTCTACCTCTTGCAGATCTTCGCCCCATTCGTTAGTTGTATCACTCATGTCAATAGTTTACCCTTCATTGAGGCCATCTACAATTGTCTTTGCTGCTCCGCCGCTGAGCGGTTCGGCGACGTCAAGCACAGCAACACTGCCTCGGTTGTGAACAAGGAACACGCCCTCGTTTGAGGTGACGTAGTCGTAGCCGAGGATTGGAGCCCAATATCCCTCTCCGCCTGACCATTGCGCCTGCCTCGATTGGCCGAGCATATATTGAATGGCATTCCACGTATTTTCACGCTTTGTGTCATTCGGGGTCATGCCCTTGTACCTGTCGAGCAATTGGCGAGCCACTTGGATGATTTCATTATCTTTTTCGAGGAGACCTTCGAGACCATTGGAGCGGAGTCGTTCCATTACTTGATCAACGAAGTTTGCAGGGTCTTCACCTTGTGCAACTCCATCACCTAGTTCATCGATGAGATCTTGGATTTCCTTCATTGCTGGCCAAGATTCATCTGATAATCCCTTGAGTTTATTCCTCTGGATCCTTTTGCCTTCTGGGTCAATGAAGGCAAGCATGCCAGAACCGTAACCTCCCCAGTGCCCACTCCCCGGAGCAGCCCAGTATTCGCCAACGCCATGTGCTCGTAGATTAGTTTCGCCGGGCGTGAAACGGTCCAAGTCTTCCTTGTACGAATCTGTGTTTGCTTGTGCTTGAGTTCCCAGTCTGTCAACTCCTCGGTGTAGAACCTGCCAACCCGCATCGCTGAGGGCCTGCATCTCGTCCGCAGAAATGAGTTCGGGGCGTTGGTTGAATCCTCCGTTTTGCCAAAGGTCTCGAAGGACGCTGTCGCGAACGTCTGATGAGAGTTCACCTTTTTGACGTTTATCAATATTTGATCCGACGAAGGCAAGGTAATCAACGTACTTGTCATTGACTTCTGGAGCGCCTTCTTTTGTACGGGCCAATGGGTGATTTTTCTTCTTTTCGTCAAAGATTTTACGGATCGCTCTTTCGTCGCGTTCTCCTTTAAATCTGCGTCGTGCTCGACGAAGTTGACGAGCCAGTTTGCGTCGAGCATTTTGCGTTGCAGAAACGTCAGCCTCTTGACCGCGAACAAGGCCTCCCCGACGAATCGCTTGTGCTCGTTGACGACGAGCCGCCCGACGCTGTAGTCGTTCAACATTCGGTGTGATAATGCGGTCAGCGAAAGGCCGCTTCCTTTTCGGTTTCCGATTCTTACCGGCGCTACGACCACTGGCTGTACGGGCTTGATCACCGAAGAACGTTGACGGACCATCAGCCTTCAGTGCACGAACACCCGGAATGCTTGAATCTTCACCCCGAGCGTCCTTGATGATCTTGGCACGACTTGCCGGATGCAGGTGCTCCAGCGCTTCGTAGTTGTCGCTTTCCTTCATGTTGCGCAACGTCTTGATGTCGTCCAAAGTTTTCTGCCACTTTACGTGGGTTTCCTCCGTGATTTTTTCATCGCGAAGCAGATCGTCAATTTCTCGTTGCGCCAATGGGATGATGTTTCGAGCAAGCGGTTTGTTGTAATTCCGCACAACGTTGCCGTCCTCGTCGATTTCGTCGAAATCGCCATCATCTATCATCTTGTTGCGGAACTTTCGCATTCTCGCATCCTGAGTGAGATTCCGCATCAACTGAACTTCACGCGCCTGTGCAAATTGCTTGAACAAATCGCGTTGGTTGTCATCCAATTGTTCCCAGATTTTTCCGTCGCTTTCACCTCTTGCGACACCGGGCTTTCCAAGTTTGCGCAGTTGGCCCGAGCGGAGGCTTCGTCCGGTTGTGGTGGGCGTTGCTACTCTTTCCGTTGAGGCAGTACGAGTGCGAGCACGAGACGTTGCGGAACGCAATCCAGTCGCGCCGGTGCTAGTTGAAGGAATTACTCCGATTCGACCAGTGCCGCGCTTATCGCCGGGTTTCTTGGCGTTTGCTTCCATGTCGTCCCATGCGGTGTCGCCAAAAATGGTGCGCAGGAAACGTTTCGCCATGTTTTCAGGACGTTGTGGCGTGTCCTTGCCGGGGTGTACGTGAATGAAGCCGGCTGCCTGATTTTCGCGGGCTGGTTTGAATTTGCCCCACTGATTACGGACGCTGTCGGGCTGGTCAAGTGTCCAGTCGGACATGCGGTCGGGTAGGAAAATCCTAACTCTGCCACTGGTGTCAGGCTTGTCGTCCCAAACGAATCCGTTGGCAGCAAGTGTTTGGAAGAACTTCCTGTTTGCCTTCATGGCTTTGGGGACGGTTGTTCCTACACCGGTCAATTCGGCATTTCTGTTGGCGGTGTCACCGGTCCTGCTGCGCAGTCCGCTCCGATCACGTGCCGGTGGTTCTGGGACAACTCGGCCAGAGCGCTCCCGGACTGCACGACGTGGTGGACCACCATCAGCGTTCGGGGTGTTAATGATGCGGTTTTGACGTGCACGACCAGAACGACTTGTCTCGGGAACAAATCGTTCATTTCGCAACCTGTTGATGAGATCGGGGTCGATACGAGGGTAGTCCTCGTCATCCCCGCGTCGACTTCTTGACCGAAGGCCATCACCGCCCGGTGCGCGGACATTGATAAGGTCCAAAGAGTCTTCCCATGTTTCGTTTTCGAAACTGAGAACGACACCATCAGGCGTGTAAACAGTCAACTCATCATTACCACCGAGCGTTTCACCCGGATCATTAAAGTTGCTTTCGGTGTAATCGCGTGCGGTTCGAAGTTCAAAGAAAGAACCAGCAAGCGGCCCCTCATCGAGTTGGCCTTCGATCCAATCCTCGCTTGAGTAACGGCGCTGACCAAAAATGCTGCCGGTAGGGCTGGATGAGCCACGGCGCGAGGTCAGACCTTCAATCTCGAGATCATCAATGTCGGTATATTCGAAATCTTCCGGGTTAAAGGTTCTCAGCCAGTCATTGATTTCTTTTTGATTGTCATCGTCGAAACCCATTTCACGCATGCGATCGGCAAGTTTTTGCTGTCGACTGTTACGCGCCGCTGTAAGCCTGTCCTGAATGCTTTCTCCATCACCCGTCCGGCTACGCATCCCGACATCTGGAGCAATTTCGCTTCTTGCCCGCTGCTGCGTTGGGGTTAAGCGAACGCCACGTCCACCAACTCTGACTGCTGGACGTTCCCAAGGTGTTCCTTCTTGAACAATTCCGTCCATGTCGCCATCGATTGCGTTCGGGTCGTATGGCTTGAAGGCGCGAGCCGCACGTCTGCCAATGCGCGCACCTCGACCGAGGCTACGCCCGATTGCTTTTTCCTCGATTCCAACCTGATATCCCGGATGATTTTCTAGGAAGGTTGATTTTGCGTCTCTGATATCCAACAGCGCACGTCGAAGATTGCCATGTCCACGAGCCACACTGGACATGTCTTCATTCAGGAAACTGTTATTGCTTGCAGACTTGAAGCCGACAGTTGTGTCGCTGATGCCGTATCTTTCAAGACGTGACTTCAGCATCACTGACGCTCTCGCAGAGTCGGAGAGGAAAGCGCGAATCTTGTAGTCAACTGCGGTTTGCAGGTCATCCATCAAAAATGCTGAAAGCGGCGTGTTTGAAACGGCAGGAAGGCTTGAATTAGCGTCTGTTTTGTGGAAAGACAGTTGCTTCAGTTGAGTTCTGTCTGGGAAACGAACAGTGTTGCCGTCAAGCATGTGTTCGACAAGGATTTCCTCGCTTTGAGTCAACGCATGGAATTCTCCGATTTTCACACCATAGGGAAGACCATCGTCAAGGGACTTAGTTTCGGCGTTGTTGTAAGATTCCGCCCACTTTTCGCCTACACCTGAAACACCTTTGCATTCGGTAAGCCCATTTTCACGGATGACAACGCCATAGTAAGACGAGCCGTTAACCATGTCCTTTACTAAAGCGTACTGTTTCACTTCTGACCTCCGAGAACACGCATCAAAACTTCCCTACTGTCGGTAAGTACATCAATACGTGTCTTAATAATTTTAGCAATAATGTTCAAGTGTGTCTTCTCCGCTGAGGAGAGTTCTCCATCTGCGTAGAGTTTGTCGCGGAATTTGGTGAAGTTAAATTCGCGTGCTTTCGCAATGAGTTTGTCGATCTCTTCTTGCATTTGTCGGCGCTGTTCAGCCTTCAAACTCTTATAGTATTTACTGTAAATGCTGTCGGGTTGCAATGCTTTCATGTCGCGAATCTTTTTCTGGGTACGTTCACGAATTTTGGCATCCGAAAGATCCACGAGTTCACTTTGGGCAAATGTCGCAATGAGCGACGACTCATCCCCCTTGTCGAAGATCGCAACCGTGTTGCTGGCGCGACTTTCTATATCCATAACCATGTCAGATACGAAAAGTTTTGCCACGTCGTCCACATCGAGGTCATTGAATGACTTCTCTTTGGAAAGCGCACCGTCGACGATCTCGGATTCCGGGGTCATGGACAAGTACTTGCGCTTCGATGATCCCTTACCGACAAATGCGATATCAACACCGTTGAGTCCGAGGTGGTCTTGGACTGCGGATGACATGGCTTGCGTAATGTGTTCGCCTGACTTGCCCGAAGTGCGCAGTGTGTAAACCCTGCCATCGGCAGCCTTGTACTTGTCAGTACCTGTCTTTTTGAAGAGATTCGTTTTACCAATCGCTTCTTGCAGGATTGTTGGGCGGATAGAGGAGATGTCTCCTCCGTCTCGAACTGTTTTTGCGGCGTCTCCAAGCGGATCGACAGTTTCTGAATCTTTCGATCTCGAAACTTTGCCTTTCCCGGAAAGGATTTTTTGAATCGTGCGACCGCCTCGTAGGCTCTCAACGAGATCGATGCCATCACCGGTCTCATCTGAAACGTATTTCAGGCGTGCAAGAGGGTCACTTTCGTTATCAACTTTCATCGCCGCGTTCACGGTGCGACCCAACTTGCGTCGCTCACCACGGGTCAATGAACGAACTTTTCGAATCTGAACGTAAGATCCGTCTTGAAAAACATACGTGACGTTGGTTACGCCTGTATTTGAAAGAAGCCCAAGTTCTTGGTCGCCAAGGTCTGCGCGATTCTTGGCAGTCAGAATAAATGTTGCATCAACCATGTCTCGGTTGTCTGGGATGGTTCGAAGAACTCGGGGTGTCACGACTGGCTCGAGAACATATCCGTCACGTCGGACGAGGCGAGTGGCGTTGATGTCTGGCTTGCCCATCGTTTTGATTACTTCAGCGGTGCTCTTATCGCGATCGGTTTTCTTCGTGGTGGCTGACACGCGCGGAATTTGTGCCGCACGAACGGCACGGTCACGATTCACTGTTCCTTGTGAGGCAATTGGCGTAGCGGCAGTTCGCGGTTGGGCTGGTCCTCGAGCGGCGGCTCTTTGCTGCTCACGAATTGCGCGAATTGTTGCGCCAAGGGGAGATGGAACATCGAACAACTGTTGCCCACATGTCGAGAATTCATTGTCAGTAAAACGACCACCGTACTGGAATCCTTCTGGACACCTAGAGGTTCGTCCCCGGCGACGTACACCACGCATACCACCGGGTTTGCCGGGAGTCAGGGCACGAGCAATTCCTGACCTGATTGGGCTGCGGTAAGGGGAAATATTTCCGGGGGTGGCAATGGTTCCGATTGCTTGGGCTGCTTGCCCCAGACGGCTACTTGACCCGATTGCGCCAACTCGTTTGACGTCATACTGGCGAATATTCCCGTTTCGTTTAGAAAGTGCTTTAAATTGCACGAGTTCTTCACGATTTGCGCGAGTTTGCCGGAGGTAACGAACGTTTTCTTTCTGTTCGAGTTTGGCGATGATCGTTCTTTTCACGCGAACACTTGGACACGCTTCACAATCAACTTCTTTTTCGTAAATGTATGAAGTGGCCATCAGTCACATCCGCAATCTTCGGTTTTCACGAATGTTGCCGAAATTTCATCGCCGTTTTCGTCGTCTCCGACGATTTCCCAGTTTTCGTAATCTCTGATATACGAGACGAAATCAGGTTCCATGTCCATGAAGTCTGACAAAACGGACATCGCATGCTTGAAATCTGTTTCGGTAACTACTTGATTATAGTCGAAATCTGTTTCAAGTTCTTTACGTTCAATAAAATCACCGTAGAACATGTCATCAACTTGATGATCAAAGATAGATTTCTTGTTCTTTTTGAAGCGTCGAGCCATCCTCTTGCTCCAGTCGGCATCAGACCAGTTCCGCTTCTTGAGTTTTCCTCTACAGTTTTTCATTCCGGGATGGTGACATCCCTCATTGGGCCAAAGACCGGTTGTCTCATGGTGCAGCCAAGCACAGATTCGTTCGAGTGGGTAAAGTTCTGGGTGGTCCGCAAGAATTACACGACACCTTCTGAATCCACCCGGCTTTTTCATGATGGGACGCCAATAGCGCAACAACCTCTCAAGGTTGCCGCGACGCGGTCCCCTGCCGCCAGTAATCGCCGTGACTCGTTCCTGTGGAAGGTCGAGGATTACATCTTGTGGGCCTTTGACTTCGATTTCATCCATGGTGTATCCAGTTTAGAATAGATAATGATGATGCTAGGAAACTTCTAGTTGTACTCGATTCGGTCCGAAATAGGTTGGAATCCGCTTATTTCGTTCTTTTGGAGGCAAGAGAACTGTCCGGAACTCGATCGTTGACCAAATTTCACGATCTCGATCGTCCCTAAAAGGATTGTTTGGGTTTACGCGCTTATTTGAATGGACATCAAGAAATTGCTCAAATTTTTCCATTCTTTTGTCAGCGAATGGATCCTTTCCATCTTCAGCCTCCCGAATCTTCCCAATCAGTTGATCACTGGATAGCGCAGTGAACATTTCACTGATTGGAAAACCGGTAGTTTTCTCGAGTTTTTTGTTCCATTCTTTCTGATTCATGACTTTGCCTTCTCTTTACCGTTTAACGCGAAGGGGAGTTCGGGCCACAGCCACGAAATCAATTTCTGCAATGCTTCATATGTTGGTTCAGATGGGTCAAGTTCGCGAATCCCGCCAGCCTGTTCATCCGCCATTTCTGCCACATTGCCGAATAGGGCTAAGGGGCCAAGTTCGGCGAGCAGTTCATAGTTGAGTCCATCGAAAACTCGACCCAACTGCGTGAAGTTAGTGATATATCCAGCGTACGAAGCATAAAGACCGCCACCCGACATTGCGGCATAGTTCTTAGCAAGATCGCGTTGCTGTGGGGTCAGGTCGTCCCATACGCCCAAGAGTAAGGCGAGGGTGTCAATGATTCTTCCTCGATCACGGTCCGTGCCGCTTGCTTTAACGCTTTCCCAAAGTTGCGATACTCCCCCTCGAATACTGGATTGAACGTATGCTTCACGCATGCTTTGATTTGCGATATTCCCAGTAAGGCCCAACCAAACAGCGGGAGCAATTTGTGTTTGGTTACTTGCCGCAATAGCAGCAAAATTCCTGATGCTGTCTGGATTACCTGATTGAAGCACTTCCGAGATTACTTCTCCAATGCGAATATTTGCCATAAGCAATGTTTTTACATCTTCTGAATCAAGGTCTGTATTTGGAATTCCATGTTCCAAGAGGAGCGGCCAATTCAGGGCAATGTCATCTTCGCTCTTACCAAAGTTAACTGCCTTCCGTCCAGCCCACGGAAGCCTATTCTGGTAACCATTTCCAGAACCCAAGTCGTTGACCAGATGCGCAAGTATGTTCATAGTCGAGTTGATTGATAAAGCGTCACCTTCTTCGAAGGTTGTATCTTGTGGATCGTTTGGCTTAGCAAGATTTTTCGGGATTTGCTTGTCATTAAGAAACGCGGAGAGTTTCTTTGAGACACGCAATGGTTCAGGGGCATTGGGTTGACCATCCGTGAGATCCGCATTGATCGCATCAAGCATGGTTGATTTCGCTCTTGGATCCATACTGGAACGAAGCATAAGATAATTCAAGACACGGTTGACTAATGCAACTGGCATGGCAATAGTTTCTGCCCAGAATTGATCGGCAAGAAGGGATGCTTTTTCTGGTGCTAAATCTGATATTGCTGTATACACCTCATCCAAGATCGCATCGGCGTCGGTTTTTTCGTCAGGCTGTAAACCGACTAACGCCAATGAATCTGTGAACGCTTTAAAATACATGCTTCCATGTGTCATTTCGTGGAATGCTGTTGAGCGAGCATGAAAACGACGAACAAACTCCTGCTTCTCATCGTCTGGCAAATCAGACCTCAATATGGACGCAATAATCTTGGTGTTCTCAAGTTGCAAACGTAAACGAGCATCCATTTGTTGCGCATCTCTAAATTTCGCTTCGGGAAATTCATCTTTGTAGGAGATCTCGATAAGCATTTTTCGGTTTCGAGGCAAATCTCGTGCTTTTCCAAGTCTGTCGATTTTGTTCGGCCCTTTGAAAGCAGCGGCGCCAGAAAACTCTTCGGATGGATCAACTTTAGTGAATTTCCAGTTTGCTTTCGTTAGGTCCGGATTCGACATAAGTGCCAAAAGAAACATGTAGCCATGTTCCCTAACCGTGTCTTTTAGTTCCTCATCAGGATCTGCGCTATTCAAGTATTCGGCAGTGCTGTCACCTGTAATGAAACCCGGATGAGCACGTTCAAACGCTTTACGCATATCGCCAACGGTCTTGATTCGCTTGCCGTCAGAGAAACGGCTTTCGATCATTTGGTCAACTTTCTCCATGCGGTCGATGTAAAATCGCGCTTTACGTTTTGCAAGTCGTTCACTGATCGATCCGCTTAGATAGTTCTGATAATTGCGCCTTTGTTGACTTCTAAGCGCGCGATAGTGCTCAACGTTGACTTCGGGTGGAGAAGGCTTATTCGGTTTCGTCACATTTGCACCGGTTATCCGACGAGCGAACTGTGTTCCTTCCTGAACCCAACCATCACCGTCAGCATCCAATGCGTCAGGGTCCCATCGGGCATTACGAACGAATCCACGAACACCCGCAGTAGCCCTTCCACCGAATCGATTTAGACTTCGACCCAGTGCTTTCTCGTGCTGCTCGCTCTCAACAAGCGCTTTGTAGGCATCTGCTCTCAGCGCTTTTTCCTCAACGGCTTTCGATCGCGCCGGATTCTTCTTTTTTGGTGGAGTGGTAAGCATTTGAACTCCACGCAACAGTTTGTCTGGCACATCTTGAACGCGATGGATAAAAATGTTTTCCCATCTTTTGCTGCTCTCTTTGGAACCATTCCAAAAGAAGTCAGTGAAGTCGGAGTCGTTGATGGGTTCTATGAGGCCTTTGCCAATGAGGGAGATAACGTTGACCGGAACAACGTTGTTTTCTTTATCGACAACGAACGCGTCAGTTTCTTTTCCGTCTAGGTCGTAGTAGACCGGGTTTTTTCTAACTTGACCAATTAGTACTGCTCTCATTCTTCAACCTCACGCAGCGCCATGATGTAGGTGTTTTTGTAAAGATCGATTACTTCACTGACTTGTGGCAGCGCAGTAAAGATCTGCTGGAGGTACGGTTCAACGTCGGGGTCTTTATCAAGCAGTTCACGAACAGCGCTGGTTTCCATGTACTTCAAGTACGTCTGGCTAGGCTGAAAACGGATGCCGTCATCTCCGGTGGTGACTCGTTTGCTATCCACTGATCGCTCCAAATTCTGTTTCCAACTTCTCAAGAACCCACTGTGTTCTTTCTTCCGGTGAGAGGCCGATAGGAATGTCCATGTCGGCACCAAGCACTTTGGCGCGTTCCAAGAGGCGATCCCATGGTTTTGCCTCAGCCCACTCTTGACCCGTATACGTTGTGTCTTGCAGGATTGCTGCCGAGCGGTTCAGAATGACAACGCGGTTATCATCTCGTGTCTCGGAAATTGTAGCGTCATAGCCCAAGAGCAACGGAATTACTGTCCGTCCGTTAACTGATCCTCCGTCAAACTTTGCTGGGTCGGTTGAATCAACAATCGCCGAATCTAACGCTTCCAACAAATCGGCCTGAGATGGGTCGTTCACGAGGCTGCGCCTCAGGGCGATCAGAGGGTTCGCTTCCCCTCCTGCACCAACATCCTCACCTAGAGTTTCCAACCGGTATTCTTCAGCCATTCGTGTTGCAGCAGAAATTTGCATTACTTTCGCGCCGGGGTTTAGCGCGCCACGGATAACAGAAGCATCTGATACGCCTTCGATGTAGCCGTCGGCCTCGTGATGTCCGCCACCCAGTCGGGTGGGGCTTGTTCCTTCGATAGCGAAATAGAGCCCAGCACCGTCAATGCCGCCTCCGGTGAGGAATTCTTCTGACGAATCAAGGGTTGCGCGTTGCATGTTGTTGGTAGCACCACGTGAGATCGGCATAAGTCCACGGGTGGCTAGAAGAAGATCCATTTCTGCTTCATTTACAGTCATTGCTGGCGCGTCATAACCTCTGCTTCTAATGAGCGCTTCGGTAAGTCGCGCTCCGACCAAGCCTCCGGACTCTCGCCATATTTCATTGACGTCCCAGTCTGCGGGGGGTGGGTTAAGGGCGTAAACATCATTCATCCAGTTGCCGATCCCCTCCTTGATGATGGGGGTTCGTTCCTGAATGAGGCCAAGCCATTTGGTGATGTTTTCGTTCTCGAGCAGGAGCGTGCGCAACTCATCACGGTGTTCTGGCAAGGTGAGGTCGGCAGCGGGAGCGACAGTCTGTTCTGCGATTCGCTGGACCTCTTTGGGGTCACGAACAATGCCTTGCTGTGGGGCGTGTTGTCTGGGATCGATTTTGGCCGCTTGTGTGGTTGTGGCTTTTCCAACTGGTGCAGTTCTATCAATTTCTTCTGTCAGACGGTCAGCGGTAACCATTTCGTATCTAGCCAGTTCATTGATTACTGACTCAAGTTCTTGCCTGCGTGTTTCCACTTCGGATCGACGATTTTCTCGCTCGGTGATAGTTGCTTGGCGCTGATTGAATTCGGTTGTAAAAATCGTTGAATCTGCAAGGATCTCATCGAGACGTTCGCGTGCTTGCGCAGCGGTGTACTGAGGCGGCGTTTCTGGAACTTCTTCTGGACCGTCAGAGAATGGGTCGTTTGCTGTAGGCCTTCTTGGTGGTGGTGCGCTTGGCCTTCTTGGTGGTGGACCACCAAATGGGTCATTCGTATCAGTGACTTGATCAGGTGTCCTCCGTTGCATGATGTCAAACCGGAAGGCGTCAAGTTCTCGCATCTGCTCGGATGCCGCGAGCAGTTCCCCAACGCGTTGCTTCTGTTCGTCAGAAAGCGGCATATCGCCCAGTTGCTCGCGTACTCTGTTGGCAATATATGAAGGAATGCTGTCAGTGATGTCTTCCGCATATTTGCGTGGTTCACCAGTGAGAAGATCAGGAGTTTCTATATCGCCAATAATGTCTCGCAACTCTTCTGCCACGATGCTCACGTGGTTATTAGGGTTTCTTGAATCTGGTTGCGTAAGGGTTCGCAGTTCGTCGGCCAATTTGTTGATGTCGTCATCAGATTCAATGTCAAAAATTGGTTTCGACTGTGCGAGAATCGAACGCCCAGTTTGAGAGCGAAGCCCTCCACCGGAGATAGGTGCGAACGGATCATTCGCGGAGAATGGGTCGTTGGGTGTGGACGGAAGAGCAGGAGTATCGGCCGTGCGACCCCTATCAAAAATGTCCCCAACACGATCACCAAGGTCAAGTTCACGCACACGTTCAGCGGCGGCGCTTGCGATTTCCCTAGCACGATCGGCTGCGTCTGAGTTGATGGCTCGCTGCGCTTGTTCACCAATTGCGTTCGTCACCGCATCAGGAAGTCCTTCTGGTGCAACGGTGTCTGCGGCGCGCAAGATTGCGTTGGCTTGGCTGTCGGTGATCCAACCTTGTTCGCGTGCTTTGCGAACACCAAAATCGATTCCTTCACGGCTTCCGCGTCGAGCGAGAACCAATCCGACGCCGGCCGGTCCGGAAGTTCCGAAGGCAGCAGCAAGTTCACCGACAAAGCGGATGTTCTCAATGTCGTCTGTCTCAAGTCCGGCCCGACGAAGCAAATTTTCTGCTCGGTCCGATTGAAGAACGTTCATGCCAACTCTTTGTATGCCGCGATTCTGAACTTGACGACGGGAAAGTTTGGCTCCCAGACGGCCAATCTTCTCTGTTGCAAGCGCCGTTGCTCTTTCGCTTACTTCGTCGCGAATACGGTCGGTGACAACAGTCCGTGCTCGGTCAACCACACCGCCAAATGGGTCATCACTAAAGGGGTCAACGACATTGATTGGGGCGTCTCGGCGTGGTGAAGAGGTTGCTGAACGAAGACCAACACCAGATCGAATTTGTTTGGCAATGTCTTCTGCGCGCTCGGCGATTTCTCCCTCAAGGCGTACACGCAGGATGTCGTCGGCACGCTTGGATGCTTCGATGCGGCCAATACCCGGTGTTTCTACCGATACCGAAGCACCATCAAGGACGTTAATGCCCTTATCGTTGGTGAAAGTTGTGCTGATACCGACTCTTGCGAAACGGTCTGCCTGTTCCCGTGCTGCTTTGTTCATTCGTAGCAAGTCGGCTGATTCGAGGTCGAGGCGGCCGCTTTGAGCGAACTCAAACACGGTGTCTACTTCAGTTTGAGAGAGACCGGCAAGACCGAGCCTCTTGCGGAGTTCGCTGTTGTTCGCGCCGACTTCTGCTGGTGCTAGGAATTGACGTTTGTAGTTCAGTGAAGCACTACCGATTCGAACATTTTCTAGTTCTTCGCCGTTGAATCCGCCTGCGATAAATGCATCTGCGTCTACTCGTCCACGGATAGTTCGATCTCTGACGTCTACGCTGAGGCCAGCGTCAAGGGAAAGGGTGTCCATCGGGGTTCTGATTCCCGAGTAGTCACCGGTCAGGTCTGCGTGCAAGAAGTCCAATGCTGCGCCTGTGGTTGCGGTGTCGTCAATAGGTCCGCCAAATCGACGTGTCAGGAGTGCTTGACGGACACGCGTTGGATCGTCGTCGTGAATCATGACGCCAAACGCGATTTGACCTCGTGCATCACCAATTCCGTATCCGGTTCGGCGAGCGACATCGGCACGAAGAACCAATTCGACATCTCCGGTTAGGACTTTGCCGAGTGGCGACTCAGTTACCCGATCGAAGAACTCCGAGTCTCGAATAGCGGCGTAACCCTTGATGTTGTCCAAGTAGCGTTGAATGGCGCTGTCATCGTCAGCGTGCAGCAGATTGCCGAAGAGTGGACGAATTCCATCATCTGGAGTGAACCCTTGCATGGCATCTTCAGCATCAAGGAACGGATCCCACTGAGAACCGCGTGGCGGGATGAGGCCACGTGAGTCCCCTGTGTCAATGATGCTCTGAAGGCCGTCCATGTCGGTCCGGTATCGTGGGCGTGAATCGAAACCGTTGTGGTACTCCATTACAGCGCGTTCAATACGCGCACCGATTTCGCTTTGGCGGGCGGTCTCTAGGAATTCTCTGACTTCATCAGTTGCTTCCAATGCTCGACCAAATCGCCCAGTTGTTGGTCGGCCACGGAGATCTTCGATAGTTTCGAGCGCACGTCCGTAAGCCTCTTCTGCTTGGGCACGGGTGAATGGTGGACGTTCACCGGGTCTTACAGAGCCCCAGATGCGTTCGATATCTCTGTCGGTTACGCGGAATGGGTTTGCTCCACGTTGCCGAATTTCTTCGACAATCGCCGCATTGCGCCGCTCCATACGTTGTGCGGTGGCCGGGTCGCTGGATCGCGTGGCTCGACGAATCTTTTCCTTTTTCTGGACGTACTTCTGCGCCCGTTTCTGAACTGTTCTTACAGCATCGCGAACGTCGTCTATGTCGGAACTTCCATCAAGACTGTCGATGAGGCGACGAGCAACGGTGTCGGCATCATCTTGGCTGCGGGGAACTAGCGTGACAGTTCCATCTGGGTTAACAGAACGGACTTCGTATTCTCCGCCGGGAATCTCAACCTGATCGGGCTCGTTGTTCGCCGGGTTTTGTTTTTCGATGCCTTTTGTTCCCTTAGGTAGAACAAAGTTGACTTTCCGTTTTCCTTCGTCAGCCGAAAGGTCTTGTTCTTGATCAGCATCCATGCGGCGATCAAGTGTTTTGAATCCTTTGAATCGGATGGCATCGCCGACCTCGAGATCCCCAACATCGTCGATTTCTCCTGTTGCTGCGATGTCCTCAGCAAGTACTTCGCGGTCAATGATTTGCTGTTTCTTAACCGTCAGGTTTTCAATGTCGAGAGCGGTTTTGCCACTTCTCAGTTGTTCGACAACGTCATTGCCGTTCTGGATTTCGACGACTTCGCTTCTTGGATCAAAAAGGTCTCTTTCGGCGTCGGGAAGACTGCGATTGAGACTTGAGATGCGTGAATTGATGGCATCGATATGTTCCTGTTTTCCGCCAAGGTCAGGAATGAACGGGTTTGGATCTTCAATCGGGGTGCGGCTAATTGTGTCCCACGTTCCATTGGGATCCGGCTGGAACACTTGCATTGCTGAACTTGTCGGCGGCGGCCAGATAACTCCTTGCGGATCAGGGCGTTCCGGTGTTCTGGGGTCAACGTCGTCCATCCATGACACGAGCCGGTCGAGTTCTGGATCCATGAGGACACCCATATCTCGAAGCGCGCGCAATTCTGTCATGCCTTCGAGCATCATCAATGCCGACTGTCCTCGTTTGGCATCATCATTCAAGTTGAAGAAATTTTGAACTTCGTCTTGGTAATACCTTCCCGCCATGATGTGAAGCATTGTTCCTTCGAACGTCTCAAGCGACGTCGGTGGGAAGCCATCGGCGAGGTACTTTTCTGGGATAAGACGTTGAACCTGACTCGTCACCACATCAACCCATTGCTGGTTAGTCCACTGATCGGGAGAAACGTCGAGCCGTTCAATTTGACCTGAAGTTGAGTTGACTAAGTAGGTGGAGCCTGTTTTGGCGTGGGTGTCCAAGACGGCATTTTTAATGAACTGGTACTGGCGGGCGTGACCAAGTTCATGTTTTGCGATATGCACACCCTTTGCTTCGATTGAGCCGTGGCGTGCGGTAGAAAGGTCTTGAGCGTAAACATTTCGCCACCGTTCAAGATCGACGGTGTTCTGCATCAGGTTTCCGATTTCGGCCCACTGTTCGGCTTCCGAAGTGAATGAGCGAGACACATCGTTGGGGTCGATATCGAATAAGAGGATGCGGCCGTCAGAAGTGTAATTTGCTAGTCCGTTTTGGATTGCTGGTTTCAGAGCCACTGCTGCCGCGTTGAAGTCAATATTCAGAGCGAACCCATCTCTGGGGTGGAAACCTGCCGGGCTGCATTCTCCATCTACTCGCCAATAGTCATCAAACGCCTCGCCATCACGGATTTGCGTTCGGCCTAGCGTCTTTACTTGACGCATGATTTCCGGGGATTCTTGATACTCCTGAAGAATCGCCTTTAAGAAGCCACGCTCTGCTGCCAGATGGCGGGTAACCATTTCGTCAATGAGGGCTCTGGCTTCGGGGTCTCCATCTCGGTACCTTTGGCGCATTGGGCCGTCCGACACCCAGTTGTCAAACATTGAGATGTATTGGCTACGAACGTCGGCAGTGTGATCTGCTGCTGCTTGAGGAGTGCGACCCTTTGGGTCGGCAAGCATGTTTTTGTTCCACGAACCCCAGCCTTCCGGTCCGGAAAAAATCCCTGAGAAGTCAAGGTCTTGCCATTCATCGGCGGCCAGCGTTGCCAGCGCGGTCCACATGTCGGCATTGTCTGTGGTGTCGCGAGTCGTTCCAAGTCGTGTTTGGAGGGCATCAATTGCGGTGTCCATTCGGGATTGAACTTCTTGGACGCGTTCTTTTGGCGCAACACTTCCAGCAGCCCGAACCATGTTTCGGATGTTTTGCCTGTATTGAGGGGTTAGGTCGTCTGGCCCGACACCGTATATGCCCATGCTTTCAAGCAGTTGGATTTGTTCTCCGAGTTCAACATATTTGTCGAACCACCGACGCATCGCTCCAATGAGTCGACGCGAGGAGAGTGCTGGTTTGAAACAGTTTGTACCAAATTCATCGGTGAACTGGTTGGCTGCCGGGGTTCCGGGCGGGCATCGGAATTTCCCGTTTGCGTCAGTTAGTACTCCAACTGCCCCAGCCGCACGTGAGGACAAATTCCCTCCGGGAACAATCTGGTTCAGTTTTCTGCCGAGTCCTTTTACTTCGACATCGACACCGGAATCCTCTACTCGTTGACCTGTTCTTGGGTCAGCACGAAAACTCCTGACGCGAACTTTGGGTCGGCGCTTCTTCCAATCCAACAGTTCACGCATTTGTTTGCGTGTTTCCTCTTCGGATTTTTTCTCAGGAGCAGGAATCCAACCAAAGTTTGGTTCGTTGCCAGTTGTGAGGTCGCGTGGGGTTACATGCAGTTTGAGTACGTCGCCACGGCCACGTTTGCCGTTAGGCGCATAGCGAAGTTCGGGGAGTTGTTCTTCAACTCCCGTACCAGAAGTGCGCTTCTCAGAATCTTTTTTATCTTTTTTGGGAAGATCCTGATTTAACGCTTTTACAGAGATGTTTGGGTCAAGGCTCTCTTGGGAAGCAAGTACCGCACTCTTTATCCGAAAGAGAGCACCAATGGTTTCGTAATCACGTCGATAGGTGTTGACGCGATCAGAAAGTATTACTCGTTCGGCCCGGATGTTGGCCATAGTGGGCCACTCTTTCCCAGCCTTCAGGAGTTCCCGTCGTTGCTGTCGTCCTCGTTCATGAGCATTTCAAACTCGACCAGCGAACGCATGAAACTTGCGTCGTTGATGTCGTTCACCTCGGCGTCTTCTTTCTTGGCGGATGTCCAAGCAGCAGGAATCATCTCTTCCTTACCCATTTCTCGGGCGCGCTTAATGATGTGCTTCTTGGCTTTCTCCTTGTCGACGGCGCGGCCATGGGCCATGATTGCGTTGCGCAGATCGTCAACATTGGAAATTGGGAAAGAACCATCAGGAAGCGCAAGACCTTCTTTGGCCATTTCCTCTCGCTGGGATTCATTAAACGCACGCTTGAGGGCGATTTCTGCCGCTTCGGCTTCAATCTCTTCCGCCTCGTCCGGTTCGTAAGTGTCGAAACCAAGCACTTCTCCGTCTAGAGCGACGAATACGTCATATGACTTGCCATCAATACCGTCGACCTCTACTGCGTAAACGTCAAAGCCTTCGAAGGTGTCAGGCTCCACAGCGGTAACGATGCCTTCAACCCCTTCGATTGATTTGACGGCAATTTCGGCAGCGACGTTGAAATCGATTAGTTCGGTGTCAGCGGTCAGCGATTTCTGCTCAAACACAGAGTCGTCGAGACGATGGAAGCCGAGGGTTTCGCCAGTGGATCCCTCCATGAACACTTCGATGGCGTGTCCGTCCTTAACTTCAAGGTCAATGACGTAGATGTCGCTGTCCTGCGAGTATCCGGAATCAATGACGGTACCGTTGAACTCTGCTTCGGCCTTGCCTTCGATTTCGATGAGACCGGGCATGCCTTTTTCGGCGATACATCCACCCGGGCAGTCGTCACAGACGGATGCGCTTCCCGGGTACACCTTGCGCTCGACGGCGCAGAGGAAGCCGGTCTGACCAAGGTCGGCAGATTTGCGCCCCATGGTCTGGAGGCGGCGCTTGCGAGCGTCACCCATCCAGCCTTTTTCCTCTTCGTCGTCCTCTTCCTCGTCTTCGTCTTCTTCTTCTTCCATCTCGGCATCAGAATCAGGGGTGGGCTCATCATCGGCAGGAGTGGCCTCTTCGGCTGGGGCGGCCTCTGCGGGGGCAACGTCGTCCTCTTCTTCGTCTTCGTCTTCTTCGTCTTCTTCTTCATCCATCTGTGGAGCGTTGCCAACAGCCTTCATCTCGGCGTCATCATCCGATTCCTCGTCGGACTCTTCCTCGTCCTCGTCCTCGTCTTCATCGGTAGCAACGGCGGCGAGTGCCTTTTCGATAATTTCGTCGTCTTCGTCGATTTCATCGTAGGACTTGGCCTCGAGATCTTCGGAGTCGGCATCGTCATCTTTTACTTCAACTGCCATGGCTCCACACTTGCCGCACATCTTCGCGCCAGTTTTGTAGCCGCAGTCGTCTCCACCATGGCCTTTGGCGCAGTTCATCATCTTGCCCTCGGCATCGATCTTGATGACTGCTTTCTCTTCTTGTTCCATGTTGGTAGGCTCCTTGTACTGCATGTTATTCAGTAAACATCTCTTAGAGATGCTACAACCACTACATGGCATCATAGCCTGTTTGCCTGTGACCATGCAGAGGTATTTAAACTGTTTTTTCGTGAGGACCGTTTGTCAAATTGTACCCCAAAATTGGCTTATTCTGTGGAGTACTTATTGACGTTCTACTGATTCGGGATATTTACTTGTCGTCCTTGACTGTTCGTTCGTGCTTGGGTTCGTGACGAAACCTCCGAGGTCGTCTTGCTGATGAATGTCCCCATTGCGGCAGCCGAGATAATTTCGACAAATTGTGCATACAGGTCCACCCTAGATCCGCCTGTTTCCATTTGTCGGTCAAGGGCAAACATCATCGCGTCCAAAATCTCATCGGCTTCGTCTGCCGTCACCCAAAGTGCGCCGGCGTTGGTTCGACGATCCGAGACTTTGCCTGAATCTTGACGACGCATAATTCGCTGAAGTAGTTCAAGCCCCTTAACCGTTCGTGAATCGTTGGCGTTACGTGCTTCTCTGATTTCTTTTGCCAGAGAATCTTCGATTGCCTTGAAGAATGTCGCTTCCTCATTGATTACGGTTCGTCCAGCCTGTTGACTGCGTAGCCCTTGGCTTCTGCGTGCTTCTGCGTATTCTTGGACGGTTGGGGAAGGCTTGTATGAGGTAAATGATCGCATTCCGCCTTCGGAAAGGAATCGTGCGGCGGAGCGGCCGGTGGTGGCGACATCTTCTTCACCTTCGCCGCCAATTCGGACCGCCGCTGAACTGTCACCCTTGCTGATATTCGGGTCAAGCCTATATCTGTCAATCAGATCGCCCATATCTGCGCGAAGAACCTGAGCATTTTGGACACTGTTTGATTCGGTTGCAGTAAGATCTGCTCCGGATGCTTCTTCTAGGTAGTCGTCAAGGGTTGCAGCGATGGATTCTGCTTGAGACAGGGTTAACTCATCGCTATCTTCCAAAATGTCGGTAAGTGACGCCCAAATATCTCTATGGGACTCATCGTTGGGGTCCAAACCACGTTCTTCGTCTCTCTCGAACTGCTTGTCAATATTTGACGAAATACGGGCAACTCGGTTGCCGATTTTCGTGACTTCCTGCTGACGCTGCTTCTTGGCTTGTTCAGCGGTTGTAGCAACTGGAGCAGGTCGAGCAGCAGGGCGCTCAGTTGGTTTGCTTACCCTGACGTTCGCCAGCGCTTCCCGACGCTGAGCCCGACGTCGAGCACGCTCGCTTTCCTGATCTGAGCGGAGAGACTCCAGCACCAGTTCTTTTCTCAAACGGTTGAAGTCAACTTCTCGAAGACCGGTCTTAGAAGGGTGCAAATTCGTAAGAAGTTCGTCAAACCTCTCATCGGCAGTCAACTGATCCCAATTGTCAGGTTTTACTTCCGAGAACGGTTTGCCCTTGAATTTCTTCTCATCACCAGCGCCAACCGGCCTACCTCGCTGTGCTCGCTTGCCGGTGTCACGCGTTTCATTGATGCTTCCACCGCCAGTTGCTGAACGCATGCCACCGCCAAAATCGTTGCGGAGCATCATCCACCCCTTGGGGGACACATCATCTTCTTTCAGACCAACGAAGCGTCTACGCAGCATGTCATCTGCGTCGTTTTGCCCCCACTCCAACAAATCTGCTCTTTGGCGCTTAGTCAGACCAGCGGGTTTTGGTCTTCCATCGAATCCACCCTCAGCCTTTGGCGTTTTCCATTTTCCATCTTCAGACATTGCCGCCAAGTTGATCGCGTCACGGACGTGTCGGAGGTCTCCAAGATCCAAATCCCGGTTGGCGGCATCTGCGAACTCGTTGAAAATCTCCTCATGCTGATCTCGCGAAATATTGGGCGATTTACCGGAAAGCCACTCGTCCATCTTCTCGAAAGCATCAGGATTTTGTGTTGATGACCTGAGACCAGCGATGGTGCGACGAGCATCGCCACGTTGATCATCGTTGAGCATGACCTGAACGCCCGTTTCCGGGATGTTGATGATGCTGCGCTTTCCAAGTCCATGAATGTCCCTTGCGGCGTCGCTGTCAGCAACGGGTTCAGATTTTGGAATACTGCGCTTGCGGACGATTGTCATCCCTTCGGTGGCACGCTCGTAAGTCTTTGTCTTGCGGAACTTTCCAAGCATCTCACGAAACTTGTCTTCGTCGTACCCCGTGTTTAGTGAGTCAGCGTTCAGGAAACCTTGCTTAAGCAGATCTCGTCCCCGCTCCCTAGATTCAACAGGTCCACTTGAAAGTTCTTCGAGTTCATCTACGAGGTCTTTGAGTTGATCGCGCATCTCCTTGACCTCGTCGTAATCTTCAAGAAGGTAGCCCATTTGAGGAATCTGTTGCTCAAGTTCTTCTCGGTCGTCAATCAAATCAGTGAGTAGCCTGCGGGTTGCGTCGGCACGGTCATCGGATTCAGCAAGATCTTTGAATTGCCCTGTAGAAATCTCCATGCCGTCAAGTTCTTTCTTGATTCGGTCAAGAGCGGTTTCTACGTCTTCTTCCATGTCGGTGATTGCGAGCGAGATGTTCCCCATGTCCTCAGTTGTTTCCTCAACGAAATCTCGAGCGCGAGAAATTGACATTTGCGCTTCGTCCGCTTCGAGGAGGTCTTGGCTGAATCGTGTACTGGCGATGATGTCTGCTAGGTCGTCGATTTCGTCGCTATCGATCTTCAGCAGATCTTGAAGTTCTTCCATGACATCTTCTTCACGGATGTCCTGACCGGTGCGAACTGAAGTGACGGTCGCAATCTGCTGCGCTGCAAGCATCGCATCCAGTTTTGGATATTTCTCGTACAGTTCGGCCCTCAGTTCCTTTGCTTTTTCGAACTGTTTCTGTACCGCCTCGTTGAATTCTTCTGAACGCATTTTCGCCATATCGTCGCGTTTCATCCCGTCGAATCCGGCGGAACTTGTGGCGCTCCTAAGGGCGCGAGCGACATTGGGTGTGGCTGGACGCTCGAAGGGGGTGCCCTCCTGAACGAGACCGTCCTCGTCACCATCTACAGCGTTGGGGTCGAAACTTTGAGCGCGACCCCTCAGACTTTTTTTTCGGTCTCCCCGAAGATCGATTTGGAAGCAACCGCAATGGCATTCAAGAAGTCGTCAGAAGCCTCTGACAGAACTTCAATTCCATCTTCAGTAACTTCGACGTCAACTTTGTAGTAATCGAAGATTGGGTCGAATGCAGATTTCACGTTGAAGGCATCTTCCATGTCGCATTCGATGATGAAGCGAACAGCATCTTCCTTCATTTCGACATCTTCAGATTCATCAAGCCACTCCATCATTTGATCGATTGCGCTTTTCTCATCTTCTTCAAACTTCACGGTTACAGGGTTGTTGTACTCGCCTCGCCCTTCACCTTGAGGCTTTACTTCAACCGGCATTGACGGCATTTGTGATGGGACGACGACGCGTGGCTTCCGTGGGCGCCACATCATCGCTGGCTCGACGCGCTCTGGCTTGCCAAACATGTATTGCTGGGTTTCAGTGTCCCAGTGGTATGGAAGGCGGTAAAACTTCTTAGTACCATCTGGCTTGCTCTTAGCAAAGACAGCCAAGTTTTCCGTCGCCTCAATGAGTTTGATCGGCATCTGGGTTCGTGAAGCAATTTCCATTTCAAGGGCGTTTCGCTTCTCCGCATTGAGGGATTGCGCTTCGCCTTCTGCGAAAATGTCACGGCGGGGGCTTTCTGGGGCTCTGCGTGGAACCATACGCATCATGTAGTGGCCCTTTTCGTCGACCTCGTCGATTTCAATATCGTTAATAGAGAATCCCTCGTCAGTTTCGAGCGTTTTGAACTCGGGGTTATCCTCGGCGAAGAAGTTCTCAAAGACCGTATAGTCGATTTGCTCCTCGTCCCAATCAGCATCTTTTTTCTTCGCATTCTCGTAGCGTTCAAGGAGTCGACGTCCTTTTGCGGCGAGTTTGGCTGCGTCACTGCGGTTTTGTGGAACTGGTTCGCCCCATGCAGCCGCTGAAAGTGCGAGGCGAGTCGGCTTGCCGTCCGGCTTTTTCATTGGCCCGGATGGGTTTGTGAAGAAGCGAGTCAGAAACGAGCCTTTCCGACGCATTTTTTGCGGCGTATCAGCAGGACCTTTAACGCCCGGCTTGAGGTTCGATCCTTCGGTCTGGTTGAAGTGACGTCGCCCAGCGGCGGTCAGCCCACCCTTGGGGTCGCGCAGTTTCTGCTTCGCTGCTTTTACGGAAATTGTTCCCGTCAACTGGTTTGCGCCATGAAGAACTGGGCTGACTTCGTAAAGTTCGACTTCTTTGAGAACATTCGCTTGCTTGGCGGGATCGAAAATGGCGTCGAGCGTTTTGTATCCGATTGACCATTCTTGCTCTAAACCGAAAAATTGGACATTTGCGAACGCTTCGCGTCCTTTTTCACTGTTGAGGTTGAACTGAACTTTTGCGTAAAGTCCACCGATTCCGGCACGTTTCATCTTTTCCGGAAGGCGGGGGTCGGTAGCCGGAACCTCATAGATTTCAAGCACTTTACCGATTGGGTCATTCCAGTTGTGTCCCCACACCACGCGTGGCTTGCGGCGCTTAAGGCTCGCGTTGAACGCTCCCGAGGCGCAAATATCGCCCACAGAGTCTTTGTTGCCAATTCCTGCAACGAAAGCCTCGACGATGCCTTTTGCCTGATTTACGGTCATCTGGCCGGCTGGCGCTGCTTTGATTTCGAGATCGGTAAGTTCGTTAGTGGGCATTTTTCGCTCCTTCGACACTAAATATAATAAACGAAGCGTAGTTGACGTAATGCAACTAATACGAGCAAAATAAAGGGTTTACGTAAACTGCGAGTTATTTACGTAAACTGCTACTTGGCCAATTTCCAAGCCCTGCGAGCCTCTGCGGTCGCAATCTCGTTAACCTTCTTGCCCATCAGATAGGCAAAATGCCCTGTAAGCGCAGAACGAAGCACTTTCAGGCGCAATTCACCGTCTGGAATGGCCATACACTTATTGATCTCAATATCCAAAAACGTGCGGGTATCAGAAACCACAGTTTTAATGCGACTGAGTGCAGCGTTGGCATGAACAACCATGTCGTCGTTATTTTCCGACTTCACATCAAAACCCTGCCCGTCCTTCATAATTGAGTTCAAGACAGGAAGAATGTCTTCTTCCAACTGCTTCGTCCAGACGTCTAATGGCATTACGCTGTCCGGATCGATTGTTCCCTCGGCAAGTGCTTTTCGCGCTTTCTGACCACTTACTTTTTCAAGCACAACTCGCTGCTGTCGCTCAACAAGCCTTTCAAGTGACCGCTCAAGGATTTGAGTCCAACGCTCAAGATCGGCATCTATGTCAGATTTGGTATTCACATTACCGAACGCCGGATCCGCCAACTGTCCTTCCGGTGGCTCAACGTTAGTTGTTTCCATCGGAGCCTGCTCAGCCGCCATAGCGCCCTGCATGGTGTTTGGATCAAGCGGTGCGGCGCCCGGCTGCTGCGGCGGCATTGCCGCTGGCGTTTCTCCCGGTTGTCCGGGCATCGCTCCCGGCATCGCTCCCGGCATTCCGGGGGCCCCTCCACCCATTTGCGCTTCTGGCCCGGGCATCGGTTTTTCTGTGTTTCCGACAGGCGTGAGGTTGGGATTCATCAACATGGAATCGGCAAGTTCTGATTCCACCTTTTTCCGACCGGTTGCCTCGCGGTATTCATTTGGGGTGATGAGACCTTGCTGGAGTTCATCGAGCAGGTATCTTTCCCGCTCCTGCTTGTAAATCACAAGGATCGGAACTTCAGAGGTGTCGAAGTCGACATAATGCTTCTCGTCTGCTTCGTCCAGCCCTCGAGCAAGATGCTCCAAGTGAGGCATCATCGTCTCAATCCAGAAAACTCGGATTTCCTCGGCAGCATTCGAGAATGTTCGACCCGCAGCATTACCGATGACCGATTCAGGCACGCCGAAGGAGGCGAGAATCTCTTCTTTCGTGATTTGCCGCATCTGAATGTAAGCAGCATCGCGGGGGCTCGACGAGGTGTCGACGTAGTCAACACCATCATCAGCGGCGATTACCGTTGTTGCGCCGGTGCGTCCAAGATTTCCTCGGAAACGATTACGTAGTTCATCTTTATCATCCTCGTCGATTTCTCCCTTGAGAACAAGGAGACCACCCGGTCGGCCATCGTTGATGAGATAGTTGCGGTTATAAAGTTTCGCAAGGTTTTCGATTTCGATCGCGATACCTGCTGATTCCATTGGAGTCATCGACAGGTATGGGTCAATGGGGTGCGGACGGCGAATCCAAATGACATCATCTGGCTTCATGATGATTTTCTCGCCGTTAGGCATGAGCACTTCATAGCCAGCAACGAAGCGCCTCGGGTCAGGAATTGGTGACGTGTACTGAGGGGGAAGCAAGTTCAGCCCGATAATTCGACCATCGCGCCCCCTAATCTTCTCAATGAAAGCACCTCGTGTGCTCATCAGAAGTTGGGCGGAAAGCCTGTAACGGAAGATGAAGGAGTTTTCGCCTTCGTTCGCCTTCGTGTTCAGGATGTCGAGAATGCTGCCGTTTCCAAGATTCTTTTTGGTAACGATCTTTCCTTCGGGATCATTGTTTTGCCGAAGAATTACTGGTAGTCGCGCTTGGTTGCCGGCAATCGCGTCGATGCATCGCGATACCCAGACAACTTTCTGCATCCCCTCTTTGTACGCACGTTCAATGTCCCAAGGGTCTCGGTAACCTTTTCCGGCGTAACTGGGGTTGTTGGCAATGGGCGCACCGACCGACACCCGTGCGGCTTTCGACTCAATGTTGTTGAGTGACTTCTTTTCAAAGGAGTTCCATGCCATGCTTATTCAAGTCCCAGCAGATAGCCGAATATGCCGCTTGTTACACCAGCAGCAATGAAACCCCATCCCGCCGAAGGGGCGACAAGAGCGACACCAATACTGGTAAACACTATAAATAATAGCATCAGAAGGTTGGCAACATTAACGCGGTTGACTTTTTCACGCATGCGTCGCCACTTCGTTTTTATCTGCTCGGCCATACTCACAACATAGCGCAACGTTGTCGTCTATTCTGGTAATAGCGCGAAAGGTCTCTCAGTGGAAGATTGGCAAAAGGTTTTAGATTATTTGCAGCCGAAGGAAGCGCTGTACTGTCCAGAGTCCGCATCGTTGACGCAAAAGGTCTTTTTGCGTACGTACGCTCTCGAGGCCCTGTTTGGCGGAGCGGCCGGTGGCGGTAAAAGTTCGGCCCTTTTGATGTCGGCACTTCAATATGTCGATGTGCCCGGGTATAGCGCAATCCTGTTTAGGCGCACCTACGCTGACCTTGCTTTGCCCGGAGCAATCATGGACCGTTTCCAATCTTGGATTGCTGCCGAAGATGACGTTCGGTGGAACGCCAATAACTACACGGCAGTTTTCCCGTCTGGCGCACGCATATCTTTCGGGTATTTGAACAATCAGCAGGACTATTTGCGTTATAAGGGTGCTGAATTTCAATTTATCGGAATGGACGAGGTCACCGAGATTCGCGAATCGGACTACCGCTACATGTTCTCGCGTTTGCGTCGTCCAGCAAACGGCCCCCTGTCCAAGGTGCCACTACGGATGAGGGCTGCTTCCAACCCGGCGCCCAACTGGGTGCGGCAACGATTCATTGTTGAAGGTCTCGAACACAACCGGATTTTCGTTCCGTCGAAGTTGACGGACAACCCGGGTATCGACGCTGCTTCCTACAGACAGACCCTTCAAGCGCTTGACCCTGTTGAGCGACGCCGGCTCGAAGAAGGTGATTGGTGGTCAACTACGCTTGGCAGTCTTTTTGAACGTGAAAATGTTGTTCTTCTCGATCAGCATGAGGTCCCTGAGATTTCATCTGCTGCCCGGGCTGTTCGATTCTGGGACTTGGCTGCCACCGAACCATCACAGTCCAACCCGGACCCTGACTGGACTGTGGGTACGTTGATGCTGTTCGATCAGGGCATCGCATACATCCTTGATGTAAAGAAAGCAAGGGTCAAGGGCGAGAAGGTTGAACAACTGATCGCTCAAACGGCGTACGAAGACGGAAGGCATGTTGCGATTCGCATGGAGCAAGAGCCGGGTTCATCAGGGAAGGCCCTTGTCGATCAGTATGCTCGATATGTGCTGTCTGGCTATGATTTTGCTGGAATCCGTTCGACTGGAGACAAGGTTACGCGCGCACGGCCATTTGCTGCTGCTGTTGCCAACGGCAACGTCAGATGTGTACGCGCCCCATGGTTAACAGAATGGCTTGATGAGTTATCGGCGTTCCCGGAGGCCGCGCCACATGATGACCAAGTCGACTCTGCTGTGGGGGCGTTCACACATTTAACAGGTTTGGGGTTGCCACAGCGAAAAAGAGTTGCTATCGTCGTATAACAACAACCACCCACACTTATTAAAGGGGAACAATGATTACTAACTTGATTGCTGATCTTCGGCGTCAAATCGCGGATCTCGATGATGCACTCGCGGAATATTTGTCCGATGAGGTCAATGTGGAAGATGCCGCAAATTTGATGCTCGAACTGAATCTTCTCAAGACGGATCTCTCGTACGTCTATTCTTCTGTCGAAGCACGAATGGGCGTCCTGATGCGAAACAATGAATTCATCAAGTTGCGTGACGGTGCTGAAATCGAACGCAAGATGTCATCGTCTCGCACGAAGTGGCGTCACAAGGACATTGCAAACGACGTCGTGCGTAGAATCGTTCAATCATCGATTGACATGGATACCGGCGAGGTTGTCATGTCTTCGGAGGATGTCGCCATGCGTATGTTGGACTTTGTTCAGCCTTCGTATTGGCGTGCATCAAAGTTGAATGAAATTGGAATCAACCCTGACAACTACTGCGAGTCAGAAGCAAAAACCAGCGTCATTGTCCGCAAGGGCAATATTGGAAAGGCGAAGTAATGGAATTGAATGACCTGTACGAACCGTTTCCCCGAGAGGTTGAACGGACCCTTAAAAAGGGTGGTGCGAACCTGACTTACATTCCCGTCAGTGAAGTCATCACTCGAATGAACAAGGTGTTTGGTGTAGAAAAGTGGAGTAGCCAGATCATCTCGTGCGCCCGAGACCAACTTGATCCTGACTTCATTGTCGCCCATGTTCGCATCGAAACCACCATTGACGGCACGTTGGTCTGGAAGGATGGCATTGGCGGTCAGAAGATTAAGCGCACCAAGAACGGAGACATTGTTGATCTTGGTGACGAGTTCAAGGGCGCCGTTTCGGACGCTCTCAAGAAGGCCGCTCAACAGTTCGGTATCGGCCTCTACCTCGCACGAACCGACGAGGCTTTGGCCATTGACGAGGAGGCTTCCAAGCCTGTCGTTAGTGAAGAAATCATCGCACTGTGGACTTCTTTCATTAGCCACACTAAGGAATTGAATGCCGATCAGAAGGCTGAACTTGGACAGGTATGGTCGGAGTATGCCGACGGCGCCCCTAAGCCCACTTTGGAAACCGCGTCGGCTGTCGATCTGGAGTTTCTAATCGGTGAGTGCGTTCGCATTATGATGGGCGGGGAATGGGTTGAGCCTAATGGCGAGTAGTGATGTTCTAGTCCCCCCACCGCATTTATCGCCATCATCAATGGGCACGTTCAATCAGTGTCCGCAGAAGTTTCGGTTCTCAAAAATCGACATGATCCCAGACGAGCCAACGCAGGCGACGCTGATGGGTAACTTTGTGCATGAAACATTGGAATACTTCTACGTGCTCCCATCCGACGATAGGAATTTAGCGAACCTAAAGTCACTTGCTGCGAGCACGTGGGAGAACAGTGAATGGCTCGAACGCGTAACGCCTTGGATTGGTACTGATCCAGATGTCATCAGAATGTTCCGCTGGAACTCGTGGTGGTGTCTGGAGAACATCTTCAATGTCGAGAACCCTAAGCAAGTTGACGCAACCCACATTGAGTACGAGTTGAATGGCCAGATTAATGGTGTGACATTGAAGGGTTTCATCGACCGTTTAACCATCGGTGACACAAATGTTATTTCCGATTACAAAACCGGAAAAACTCCTGCAAAGCGATGGGTCGATGACAAATTTTTGCAACTGCGGATTTATGGGACGCTGATTGGTGAACTCGGAGTATGTGAACCTGATCAACTCGAACTGTTGTATTTGAAGGATGGGACTAAATATAAAGTTCCATTCACTGATCAGGATAGAAGCGATACAATTGAGTATGTAACTATCACGAAGCGTCTTATTGATGAGGCGTGTGAGACACATCAATTCGAAACTCGCACCTCACGGCTTTGCGATTGGTGCGCCTACAAAACAATTTGCCCTGCTTGGAGGTAGTGGTGATTCCGGACGAAATTTTTGCACAAATGGTGGCTGAAGAAGTCAAAAATAAACTGTCGCCAGATCAAAGACAGACATTAATGAAGCAAGAAAACTGGGACAAGTGGAGACGGGCCCTTCAGGTACTTGTTGAAAACTTGAACGGACAGATTGACGATATTGATGCTGACTCTGAAGCCGATGCATCTAGGTACAAAGCGCTTGGCCGTGATGGTGCAAAATTATTGAAGACCGCTGAGTCGGCATACAAATCTAAGCGAAACAAGGTTGAGCGATTTAGGTTCTTTGTTCAAAGACGCTTGAACCAAGTTAATGCGATGATTGAAAACGGTCAGGTCATCGAGGAAAGCCCTTGGGAAACCGCAGATTTTTATCGTCGCGCTATCAAGATGCATCGGACCATGTTGCAGGAGTACAACATGGAAGAAACTGAGGTCGACAAAGCACTGTGGGCTACCCTCGATAATCGCTGGGAGTTCGACAACGTGGATGCTGCGTTGTTGTGAAGCGTGGCAAACCGATGAAGCGGACCCCTTTGAAGAGGTCTGGTGGTCTGAAGCGTGGTTCGCCATTGAAAGTGCGTAGCAAGAAACGTGAAGCAGAATATGTTGAGCGACGCAAACTTGTCGCAAAAATGTTGGACGATCACAGATACTGTCAAGCGTGTCCGGTTTTTGCGAGGCACGATGGAGTCATTGCTTACACTCGTAGGGGGAGTGTAGACATTCACGAACTTGTTCGCAGAAGTCAGGGCGGTTCGATTCTTGATGAGTCCAACTGCATTGCAGTCTGTCGAGAATGTCATGTTCGAATTGGCAATTATCCGCAGTTGGCATTCGAGTTGGGTTTAGCGAAACACGGCTGGGAGAAATGAACGTCCTTGGTGTTGATCCATCGCTGACATCGACTGGTGTTTGCATGTCTGACGATGAAACGATGGTTTTTCAGCCGAAGACAAAAGGTCCTGAACGTCTAATTCAGATACGTAATTTTGTCAACGCTCTTGTGCGGGCGCACTCGATAGATCTGATAGCGATCGAGGGATATTCCTTTTCTTCAAGAAATTCTCACGCTCATGCTTTGGGTGAACTTGGTGGAGTTTTGCGTGTCGATTTTTATGAGCATGGTATTCCTTACGTGGAAATACCACCCACTTCACGAGCGAAGTTCGCCACCGGAAAAGGGAATGCTTCGAAAACCGAAGTTGTAAGTTCAATTTCTGCGAGAACCGGAATCGTGTGGTCTGGTTCTGGATCTGACGATATGTGTGACGCATGGATTTTGCGTCAGATGGTTTTAGCGCATTTAGGTGAGTCATCTTACAGTTGGCCAGAATCACATTTGGCCGCATTAGAAAAAATAGAGTGGAGAAATGAACCGTAGAAACAGCCCTATTAGTCAGGTTGAAATCGAAGACGAGTTGCTTCGTTTGATCGCTGATCTCGAAGATGAGACGGAGGCCTTCGAAGTATTAGCGGAAGATTCGGCGAAGAAAGAAGCCTTATATAAATCAAATTGGGCTAAAGAATATCTCAGCGCTAAGGGCTCAATTAAGGAACGTGAGTCTTGGGCTGATTACAAGATGGCGGATGAGCAATACGATTTCAAGATTGCTGAAGCGCTTGTGAAATCGAAGCGGGAAAAGTTGTTGTCACTTAGAACGTCAATTGATGCCATGCGGACACTGAATGCAAATGTGCGTGTTCAGGTTGGGCCGTGACAATATCAAGGCGCGAGAAGAACTGGCTTGAGTCGTGCGTTGATCTGGCCGGCAGGTTTTCCACTTGCGCTAAACGTCAGTATTTCGCTGTTGTTCTAATGCCCAATGGCCGTGTCGCTGGAGTGGGTTATAACGGCTCCCCGCCGGGAATTGGTCATTGTGTCGACGGTCATTGTCCACGCTATACGGAGGGATCGGCCAATGGCGCGGTTTACGACAACTGCATCGCTCAACATGCCGAAGCAAATGCGCTGTTGTGGTCTGACCCCAGTCAAAGGATTGGTGGCACCCTGATTGTAAACGGACCACCCTGTTACGGGTGCGCCAAACAAATTGCCTCCAGTGGAATTGTCAGGGTGGTTTGTTATTCCGATTCAGCGTATGAAGATTGGGCTAGAGTGCGTTTGTTCATGGAAAATGCTCACATCGATGTTATTGAGGTGATTAGTGGTGAGTAACAATATTGATAAAGCAATTGCCGATCTTGCTATCGACCTCAGCGTTTTGACGCCACTGCCTAGTAATCCTCGAAAAGGTAACGTTGAGGCAATCATGGCGTCGTATCGTGAATTCGGACAAGTGCGTCCAATTGTCATCACTCCAAATGGTGATGATGGAACATTCACGGTAATCGCTGGGAATCACCAAGTTGAAGCAGCACGACGACTGGGATGGACTCAGGTTGCGGCAGTGCGCATGGATGGTGACATGGATAAAGCAATTGCCTTCGCTCTTGCTGACAACCGAACTGTTGAACTAGGCCAAAGCGATAACGCTGCGGTTTTTGAACTCATGGAAATGATGGCAGAGAACAACTATCAGGACCTTTTCGATGGACTTGGATGGGACGAGTTTGAAATCGCCGCATACGAGGAAGCATCATTTAACGCCAACGATCCGACGGTCGGTTCTTCGTCTTATGTTCCGCCAGTCATAGTTGACACAAAGCCAACTTACAATCCTATTGTCGAAGAGAACGCTGACGGCGAGCGTCAAATTGTGGCCGGTGGTGACGTCGATCATAAGCAAGTTGCAATTCAGGGTTCGACCGTAGCGTCACCGGGTTCTGCGCCTCAGGCTGTCGTTCAATACACCTTGGTATTCGACGATCCGGAGCAGCAACGTCGATGGTATGACTTTATTCGGTGGTTGCGGAATGACCCCGGCTACGACGGGTCTACAACGGCAGAGAAAATTATGTCCTTTATCGACGCGCATTCGGAGGTCTAAGATGATTCATGAACATGGTTTTGTTCGACTTGACGATGCGATGGCTGATGATCTGTCTGTTGTCAATGCCGCCAGAGTTTCTTTTGGGGATAGGCGAGAGGTCATGGGTGATGCTGATGAGGGGCTCATTAATTTTCTGATGAGGGAGCGTCATGGGACGCCTTTCGAGCACAACTCATTTCGGTTCCACGTCAAGTGTCCAATTTTTGTCGCCCGCGAATGGTTCCGGCACCGCATTGGTTCGTTCAATGAAATTTCTGGTCGGTATACCCGCTTGGACAATGCTGGGTATGTGCCTGTCGGAGAATATTGTCGAAAGCAGACGGGTAAACCGGGGAGTTATACTTTTGAACCTCTTGATGACGAGTTGGCTGAGCAGGTCTCCGAGGTGATCAATCAGTCGAATCAGGCGGCGTTTAGAACATACAACTATTTGCTTGAGCGGGGAGTTGCGAAGGAAATTGCCAGAACGGTACTCCCGGTGTCAACATTCACGGAGTTTTACTGGACTGTAAACGCTAGGGCGCTTATGAACTTCCTCTCTTTGCGTACGGATTCTACCGCTCAAAGGGAAATCCGGGATTATGCCGGCGCGATTGAGTATTCATTCAAAGAAAAAATGCCGGTGACGTTTGACGCTTGGGAGGCCCACGGTAGAGTTTCCCCATGAGCAAACCGATACGCCACGGAGAGCACGCCGGGTATTCAAGGGGTTGCAAGTGTGAGGCATGCGTAATCGCACACAGAACCTACAATCGTGAGCGTATGCGTCTGCATCGACGATTCAAGCAGGGGATTGGGCCTGAGCCGCCGAGTCGTTCGGTTGATCCGGGCGTTGCTCAACGACATTTGCTTTACCTGAAGGAACATGGGGTTAGCATCAACGCTGTTGCAATACGGTCAGGCATACATGAAGCAACGCTCAAAAAAATCCGTTCCGGGAAATCCAAGATGGTTTGGCGAGAAACGGAAAGCAAGATCTTGCGGGTTCGACCAGACAATTTCGGCCCCAAGCAACTGGTGCGTTCCTCTTACAGCAAAAAAATCGCACAGCGAATCCGCGACAAGGGATACACAGTTGTTGAGATCAACGAGATGCTTGGGCGAGCACCTTATCCCTCACCTCTGATTAGGGGGAACTGGATTCGAATTGAAACACAGGAACGATGGGAAGCCCTGTACCTTGGTATTTTCAGGCACCCTGCGCCGTTTACCAAGCCAACTCAAACCAAACTCGCATACGACATCAAGCGAGGCAAGATCAAGCGAGGCAAGTTGTGACACGTCAGAGGATGTTTCTAGACATCAGCGTTGTCGATGCTGCGCGTGAACGAATTCGCCATATCTATGATTCGTTCGATACCGTTTGCGTCCAATTTTCTGGGGGAAAAGACTCAACAGCAGTCTTGTATTTGGCCAAAGAAATTCACGAAGAGCGTGGCCTCGGCCCTGTGAAAGTTATTTTTCGTGACGAGGAAATGGTCTCACCCGTAGTCATTGACTATGTCAACATGGTCAAGAATTTTGACTGGGTCGACATGGAGTGGTATTGCCTGCCTTATGGTGCTGAGGTTTGGGTTTTGGGTCGCCGGCAGTCTGTCATTTTGTGGGGTGATCAACGACGCTCAGAGGGTCGTCTTGTTCGCGAGATGCCGGATGATGCGATTACCGGTTACTCGTTTGGCCTAGATCACAGCAAAAGCCTTCCGGAATCTGTTGACTATTACACCATGCAGGGGAAAAAGGGTTCGACCGCTTTTATTACCGGTGTTCGAGCATCGGAATCCATGATTCGTTACAGGTCATGTGTTCAGAAACTCCACGAGAACTACATTGTGAAGCCGTACCGACTGAAGAGCGGTGTTCCACTTAAATTCGCGAAGGTCATCTATGACTGGAATACCGATGATGTATTCAAATTCATCTCTGAGGAACATGGTGCACCGTATTGCGAATATTATGATCTTGCCGCACTTACAGGATCAAACACGCGGGTTGGTATTCCCTTACACTCCGTTGCCATTCGACGTATTGGGGATCTTGTTGCGACAGAACCGGAGTTCTACGACAGGCTCTACGAATGCTTCCCATACATCGATGCTCAACGTAGATGGTGGCCAGAGTATGACATCGAACAGGTCATTGAAAAGTTTGCGTCTCGTGGTTGGGACGGCGTCAAAGACGTAGTGGGCACTTTCATGATAGGCCCGACGAAGCAAACTAGGGCGAGAGCCTTCGTTGCTGAATTCAGGAAGAAGCACGCTGCCGATCCGTATTCATATCCACTGAACTGGCTGATTCGCAACTTGCTGTTGAACGAGTTGACCACGTTGGCGGCGTCACCTGTTGGGCCAAAAACAAGGGCGGATACTCTTCGCCGTAAAGCACTGGAAAAGTTGAGCGAGGATAATGATGCTTGAGTACATGGAAATTGATGAACTTGTTGTTCCAACATGGAACGCCACCCATATTCTTCGGCCGGATCTGCTGACCTTGGCCTCCTCGCTTGGAGATTACGGACTGCTAACTCCAATAGTTATTCGTTCTTCAACGAAACAAATCATTGATGGGTCTCAGAGGGTCATGTTGATTCAAGGGAATAAACACCTGCGAGAGAAGTTTGACGTTGTTCCCGTGCGTTCTTTAGACATATCTGAGGTTGAGGCAATGGCGCTTCATATTCAACTCAATCGAGGCCGTGGAAGCATCGTTGCTAAAAAGTTGTCAAACATTGTCCGCACCCTGAAACGCTCTGGTGTGTTTAAGGCAGAAGATTTCAATCGCCAGTGGTCGATGCGCGGCGATGAACTCGAGTTGATGCTAGATGGAACGATTCTGAAAAGCCGAAACGTAAAAAACCATCAGTATTCTCGTGCGTGGGTTCCGGTTGAGGCTCCTGCGGGAACAGTTGACGCCGGTGGCGCTCTAGTTGAACCACCTCCGGGCCCAGATCGCTAGTATTTTTCTTAAAAACGCACGTGTTCTGGTGCTACACTTATGTCATCACCTTAAGGAGATTGACATGGCTGTACCCGGTAGAACAGGAGATGAGACCGTCCGTAGGCCGGGCACTCTTCGTCGTTTGATTAGATCTGGTGCGCAGGGCGTCGGTCGTCTTGTTGGTCGCAGGCGTCGTGACGAAACGATTCGTGACATTATTCGCGAACGCGGCCGTCGTCGCCGAGGCTAATTCGAAGGGGGCCTTGGTGCTTGTTTCTATCGCTGATCTCAAAAATTACATGGATATATCCTTTTCGCTGCGTCAAGAGGACGCCGCTGAAATGGTGCTTGGTGGATTGCAAAGCGAACTCGAGGCGTACTTAAATCGACCTATCGAGGTTGGAACTTTTACCGAGGAATACAAACTTCCAGCAAACCATGTTGGCGTTCCGATGTCGTCGTTTTTCTACAACACATCACTAGATACAACGATGAATCCGATCACTTATGCCCAGCCACCTGCAACGATTTATTTGCGCAATTCACCGGTTGTCTCCGTTTCTCAGGTCAGGTTGAAGCCACGTTTTCAGGAATGGGAAACTTTGACTGAGGATCGTGATTTTGTTGTTCGCAGATACGGGATGGATCTTTTCCGTGGTTGGGCGGATGACATTGTTGAAGTCACATACGACGCTGGTTTGGCGGGCAACGACATCAAAATGTTCAAGTTGATGATTTTGCGTGCTGCCACTCGTGAAATGCAAAACATGCATGACGACGTTGTCGGTGTCAAGGATTTGGAACCACGAAATGTTGCGCCGATGGAAACCGGTTTTCTTGAAAAAGAATTGATGGCGGTCAAGAGGTATCGACGCGTTCAGGTGTCATAGCCGTGGCACTTCTTTTTGATGTTGAGTGGGAGGACGACGGCACTCGTTCTGACCTTCGCGGGATGATGCATCGCGCAGATAATTTCAAACCGGTGTTTCGTGCCATGAGGCGTCAACTTCAGCGAGACTGGCGTCAAAACTTCCTTGACAACGGCTTGGCTGCTGGCGGTTGGCGACCTCTCGATGCAGAGTATGCATCTTGGAAATCTGTTCATTTTCCCGGTGCTCCGCCCATGGTTCAGAGTGGACGCTTGTTTCGAAGCCTCAGTGAACTGCGTGGTACAGATAGTGAGATTCGAGATAAAGAGGCTACTTTTGGTAATGGTATTAAGTATGCTAAATTCCATCAGTACGGCACTACGAAGATGCCGAAACGTGAAGTTGTGTATGAGCCGATGAATTTCTCTCGCGAGTGGGCAGAGAAAACCGCTAAATACATTAAAGACGGCGACGTGGACGGGTGATGGTTTATGGCAATTGATTTGATGCATGGCGCACATTTCGCCAAACAGTATGTAAACGAGTATCTCAAGTTCGATCTTCCGACTCGATTGGTTTCGTATCGTAATGGATGGAATTTAGATGACTATCTACTGCCTGATCCCCGCAAGTATTTGACTTACGAACCAATTGCTTTGGATTCGTGGCCGACCCTGATTACGGTGGCTATCTCGACATCGAACTTTGAGCGAATTGGTTTTGATCGGAGTCATCCCGAGTATCGGGTCACGTATCAGATGCGAACATACGTTTGGGTGCGTGATGCTGGGTCTGAAGAGGCCACGACCATGAGAGACCGTCTGACTACGGTCGTGCGTTCAGCGTTGCTTGACCGCCCATGTTTGAGGGCAACCGATCCTCGGGAAACTTTCCAAGTTCTCGTTGATGAGGGAACAATTCAGGAGCAGTTCTCGGACCTCACTGTATTGAAGGGTGATCGAATGCTTGCTGGCTCGTATTTGGGTTACGACTTGTCAATCAATGAGATTGTGATGCGCGAGCCTTTGGGCGAGGTCGGTGAGTTCGATATCGAAACGGTTATTAGAGGAATGGGATCTACGGAAAGCATTGAGTTATGAGTAATTGTGGTTGTTGTATTAAATTGAATAACGGCGTGTCTGATGTTTATGCGTTTGGCTATGACACAAAGGACAAAGTTGTCGTCGCTTGCAGCGGTATAGACAACTTTGAAATCTGTGACCATTCATGCAAAACGAAACGACACGAAATCTGGCTCGTGTCAAAAGATAACCCGAGAATCGTAGACGGTCTGGAAAAAAAGTTCTTGAAAACATTGGCGTCGTTCGGTAAAACTGGACGTCTTCTAAAAGGTAAGTGAGGTATACTCTACACATGTCTGGAAATCATTTCGAAGTTTGCACACGCTCAGAAGCAGCGATGGCCAAAGTGGACGGTGGAGTTGGTGTCCACAGCCTTCGCTCCTACAGCGTAATGATCAACGATGAAGGTCAGGTCATGCCAGCACGTTCTTGGGGTCGCCTTAAAAAGCAGGACGCAACCCTGAAGGCCGCTGTTGAGCGCGGCGACGTCGCTATCGACGAAACCAGTGTGGATGCTCCTTCAAAGCCAAAGAAATCTCCCTCCAAAACCAAAACTGATCCCGTCGAGGAAGTGGTGTCCGATGAATCAGCAGAATCTCCCAAAGAGGAGACCGCTGAAGAGGCAGCGCCCGAAGTCGAGGAGAAGGTGGAAGAACCCGAAAATGTCAACTCATCGGAAGATGAGGTCTGATATCCTATACAAAGCAGTTGCAAGGAAACGAATAAGTGTTCTGTACAATTGTGATTACACTTACAAGTGACCGTCCGACGCAAGAAAAGGGAAGAATCCTATGCCGGGAGTCGTAATTTCAACAGCAGTGCGAAGTGGCCCTACCGGGAACACCACTCGCGAATCGTCACAGGCTTTTTTTGCAGGTATCACCGAGCGTGGTCCTGCCGATCAGGCCTCAAAAGTCAACAGCATGGAAGAGTACGAGGCCCTCTACGGCGGATACGTCTCAAACGGCTACCTGCATGACACCGTTAAAGCATTCTTCGAGGAGGGCGGCACCCAGTGTTACGTCGCTCGAGTCACTGGCGCCAACCCAGTCACTTCGTACATCGAACTCGATGATGTCAACGCTGATTCGGCATTGCAACTTACCGCCAACGGTCCGGGAACATGGGTAGACGATCTCAATTACGAAGTCGTCATCGGTGTTGCTGCAAACAGTTCGGCTCTTCGCCTTTATTGGGAAGGCACCATGGTGTACAACACTGGTGACTGTTTGTCGCTTGCTCAGATGGTCGGACGCATCAACACGAGCGCTATTGCTTCTCGATATGTGACGGCGGAAATCACCGGCACGTTGATGCCCGCTCCAGTTGCTTCAACTGCGTTCCCGACCACGAACGCTGACAATTCAGTGGTGAGCGACGGTGGAGCCCCCGGTGACAACCAGTACTCGGCTGCTCTCGACTTGTTCCTCAATTCTTTTGGAACTGGCGTTGTTGGGTGCCCAGAGACAACTTCCGCTGTCGTCCGTGACGCGCTTATCGCCCACGCGAACACCAACAACCGTATGAGCATCCATCACTATCCGGCTGGTACCACCGCAGTGACTGCTGGTGCTAACGGCAGGTCGGAAGCGCTCGGTGCTGCTAATGGTGAGCATGCTGCGGTGTTTTACCCGTGGGTTTATGTTCCAACTTCCACTCCGGGCATCAACCGTCTGATTCCACCGCTTGGCTACGCTGCCGGTGTTCGCTCCCGCGCACACAATCAGGTTGGACCTCAGCAGCCCGGCGCAGGCATCATCTCGAACGCACGCTACGTCAACGGAATCGAGTTTGCTCTCGACAAGTCGGCGGGAGATGCACTGGACGAAGCACACGTGAACGCCATTCGCACGATCAATAACACGATTCGCATCTATGGCGCTCGTTCGCTCTCGTCGGACACCAGCAACTTCCGTTACATGACGGCGCAGGATCTTGTCAACCACGTGGTTGTCGAGGCCAATCGCACGCTTGAAGATCTTCTCTTCAGCGTCATCGACGGACGTAACAACATTTTTGCCAGCGTTGAGGCGAAACTCATCGCTGTGCTTGAACCTCTTCGTCTCGCCGGCGCCCTTTATGAGGCGTTCGACGCAAACGGCAAGCGGATCGACTATGGATACACGGTTAAGTGCGATACGTCGCTCAACCCTGTTACCCAGTTGGCTGATGGTCTTATCAAGGCCAAGGTCGGTATCCGCGTGTCGAGTGTCGGCGACAAGATCGAAGTCGACATCGTTAAGAGCAACCTGACCAACTCGGTTGTCTGACCAAGGGAGAATGACAGATGGCCAAAACTTCACAGCGACAGATCCTCGCCGATATCGCACCAGTTGATACGAACCACCCCAAGTGGGAGGGCTTTCGTTTCGCTCAGGTGTCCGGCGGTGAGATCACGGCGTCGGTTGAGAAAATCTATGAAGGTGGAGCGAAGTTCCCTACGGTTCTTTGCGCGCCGTTCGAGATTGGTGACATTACGCTCACCGCTCATTACGACGATGACTACACCGAGAGTGACGGAGCCGCCGGTCTTGCCCGCAAGTTGGCCCAGTTGCGTCCGCTCGTCGGTCAGGCGTACTACAACGTCAACGTGAAAACGTACGACTGCGACATCGAGGTGATCGGCACCGACCGCGTCTACTCGAACGCTCTGCTTGTCGGAATCACGGAGCCTGAGGGTGACTCGTCATCTGGCGCTCCGGCGACTTTCGCTCTGACGTTTGCTATTCAGAATGTGAACTCTGCATCCTGATAAAAACTCGATAAAACCTAGGTTTTACGGCTTTGCGGCTCATCCCGAAATGGGGTGGGCCGCGTTGCATTGTTGCGCCAAAATCGCGCTGACTGTGCTAGGTTGACGAACCATGAGCGACTCACTGTATATTGACAACGACACCCCTGATGATCCGGCTCCGGCAAAGGCGGCTGGCTCAAGCAAGGTTGAATCACCTCTCGACAGGTTGAAAGAGAAGATTTCAGCGAAGGTAACGCGACCTGAAGTCATCTTGGAAGTTCCTGATCGTCCGGGTGTTGCCCTGAAGATCAGTCCGAACATCACGCAGAAGCAGATGAAGGCTTGGCGTCGCAACGCTGGCGAGGACACTCGTAACGGAATGGACCCAACCAAGTTTGCTGCTTACGTGGTCGGGCACACGACTATCGGCATTGAAATGGATGAGGAAGAAGTATTCGATGAGAATGGCTTCCCACTCAACTTTGCCTCCGCTGATATACTTGCATCTACGGACTGTACCCGTCCTGTACCAGACGCCGTTATGGCTTTTTTCCACACTGATCCCCACGTAGAGGCTGCGGCACTCGCTATCCTTGAGGCCGCTGGATATGGGGAGACCGTAGATGCTGTGGACCCTACGAAGGACTCCTAGATGAATTAACCGAAGATTCCTATGTGATTTCTTCGGCTCGACTAGGAGAGTTATGGGGAACAAATCCTTTGGATTTGCTCGCCCTTGACGATGACGAATGGGTACTACTTATGGCCTGTGCTAAAGTTATAGAGCGCGACCGTGAGGAACAGGAGCGAAAAGCACGACAAAATCGGTCTTAGTTGTAGGGGTTCAGCCCAATGGAACAAGCATCACTACGAATTAAAATTGGGGCAATTGGGGAACGCCAACTCCGAAAAGTTCGTAATGGTCTTCTTCAGATCGGTGCTGCTGCCACAGCAACTCAGGCTAAGTTGAATGCTTTTTCCAAGGGTTACAACGACGCTGTAAATAAGCGGCTCACGAACATCACCAAATCGTGGAAGAGACATTTTGACTCCGTAGACAAAATGGTTGCGATGTTTGGCAAGGTCTCCCTTAAGGGACTGGGCCTCATGTTGAAAGCAACAGTCGCCGAATTTGCGCTGATGGGTGCTGCAATGATTGGCGTTCATGCCCTTTTTAAGGCTGGCAACCTGTTAGGTAGGGCGTATCATGCAATGCTTAATGTTGTTGCCGCCGGTGCCGCTGCTGCCGCTGTCGCAATTGCTGCCGTTGCTGCCGCCATGCGTGAACAAACAGCAGCAATGCATGCCTACAAGGGACGCAATTCAGGGTTTGGTGAGTTCGGTAGCAACCTGAATCAGGTACGAGTCGTGATGCGCGGCTTGCATACCGATACCGCACTTGCTTCTGTTGGTCTGAAGAATTTGAATGCCGCATATGCTGCGGTGTCTAAGAATTCCACCTTCACTCGTGGATCACAAAATCTCCTTAAAGGTTTGATGGATTTTGCTTCTGCTGGCCAGCCACTCGAGCAAGGCGTAAAAGCCGCCGGCGAGTTTATTGGTTTGTTGCAGGATCCGAAGAAGTCGTTTGGTGAAATTACTAAAGCGGCTGAAGCGCTCGGGCCTGAGATGAAAAAAGCCATGGAGGAAGCGAAAAAGCAGGGCATCAATACGGCTGAAGAATTGAAAGAGGCAATTCTTTCAGGAAACCTTGCTGTTCTTGGCGGTGTTGAAGGCCAGTTTGGGGCTGTGAATAGCACGTTGGTTAGTGTGCTTAAGGGTGGTTTCACTGAGATCCAAAATAACTTCGCTGACTTCGGTCAACAGTTTTTGAAACCCCTGAAGGAAGTCACCCGAGAAGTTCTTAATACTTTCGAGAACGCATTCCGTAGAGTCCAAGGCGAATTGATCCGTTTCGGCAACGGACCATTTATTGACAGTGTGGGTGGTTTCGCCGAGAAACTTTCCGACATTTTTGTCATGTTGATTCGCGACTACTTGCCTCGAGCAACCGGAATGATGCAACGGATGGCTGACCGTTGGGAAAGGTTTACTAAAGGCTGGAATAATATTAAGGAGTCGCTCCGGCCGTTAATTGAAGGCGCACGAGTTTTAGAGCAGATGTTGAAAAACATCTTTATGCCTGTCATTGATAGATTCCGTGAAGGGTTCGGATCTCTCAATGAGATGATTCAAGACAATAGGGAAAACCTTGAAGAATTTGGCACCAAGGTTGGGGCAATCCTCGCCAAGTTCGGCGAAATCATGGATGTGTCACGTGAGTTGTTCTTCAAAGCACTTCCGTTTGTCAATAAAATCCTTGAGGGCGTAAAACAGATCGTCAGTGCACTTGGTCAGGTTTTCAAAGCATCTGCCAGCATTTTCGGTGGCATGGGTGATGGTTTCGGTGCGTTCGGGTTGCTGATGGGTGCGGGCATCATGTTCCGTTCCATGAAAAACACCAAAGGTGGTTTTGTCCCGAAGAACACTGGGACCATGAATGTTAATGCTGGTGTTGTTAATGTTACCGGTGGTACTGCTGGCGGACAGTTGTATCCGGGTCCGGCAAACGGGATGCGTAGCCAAACGAGCGGGGGAATGTTGCCTCCTCCTGTTGCAGGGACAGCGGCTCAGCGTCAAAGCCTCTATAGCGCGTACCGCAACGGCGGTATGTCGGGGTTGCGTGCCGCACAGCAATACAATCGTGGCCTTGGTACTCCGGGTGCGAGCGGGTACATGGCTGGAAGCCCAGTATGGGCTGGGCCGAGCGCCCTGCAACGTTTCTCCGGCCAGTATGGTCCACGTTCGTGGCGAACGGGAACTCCGACGAGGCAGCGTTTCATGGAGGGCGTGGGTCGTTTCAATAATTCCGGCACTGCCCGAATGGGTACCATGGCTGGCTTAGGTATTGCGAGCCAATTTATGCCTGAGGAAACTCAGGGTGCAATGGCGTTGGGTTCGATGGTTGCTGGATTTAATCCGTTGATGGGTCTCGGTGTCGCCGGTTTGGGAACTGCTCTTACGGCAGAGAATTCTGTTGTCGGAACTTTGGGTGGTGCCGCCGGTGGTGCCGCGATGGGCGCACAGTTCGGTATTCATGGAGCGATTATTGGTGCCATTGCCGGTGGTGTTGTGGGTGGCGTCAAGTCGTTTTGGAATAAAAACAATGCGAAGAAAGATGCGGCACGGGAAGCCGGTGAGGAAATCGGATCGTCGATGTTCTCTGAGGCACTCGCGGGTTTGAAGGGTTCAACGGCTAAAGAACTTGCTGCGGTGAGTGGCAATCTTGGTTCGGTCTTCAATGTTGATGAGTTGCGAAAGGTTGCTGCCAGTTCACGACAGGCTATTAAGGGTGACCCGAATCGAAAGAGCATGGGTGGCGTCGGGGGCTTAAAAGGTGCGGCTCTGATGGGTGGCGGTTATCTGCTGGGTGGCCCCCTTGGAGCAGCCGGCATGGGTCTTCTCTTGAATCGTCGTGGTGCCAATATAGATGACGCATATCGAAAAGAGCAAATCCAAAATATTTACGATAACCGTCGAGCGCTTGGTCTTGAAATCTCGACGGAACAATTAGCCGAGATGATGGAAAAACCTAAAGAGGCGTTAGAAAAACTGACTCCGCAGGTTGAGGCATTTGTTGATGCGATTGATTTCGCAGATTCAACATATAACGACCGGATGAGCGGTCTGCGAGATGCGCTTCATATGACTGAAGACCAAATTATTAGTCTCGCTCATGAAACTGGTACCAATCTGTATGACGCTACAGCGAAAACGTCGGACATGATTGCTTCCTTGACGCAAAACATGATTCAGTCATATCAGCAGTTGCAAGGCGCTATGGCTGACGAAGCGTCCGATGTTTTTGCGCAACTAAATAAGTCAATTGAGGCAGAGAACGCACCGTTGATTATGGACGAGGCGGCTCGCGCTCTGGTTGAGATGAATTCCGAGGGCTCTCTCACATCAGCAGATATCGGAGAGCAACTCACAGCGATTTACGACTCGTTGGTGTCGTTGTATGGCGGCGACGTTTTCCGTGCCAATCAGGAGTTCACGAGACAGTTTGGTCGTGGCGGCGCAGCGTTTGGTCAAGGCAGAACTCTGGAGGGAATGGAGGGTGCTCTTCGCAGTTTTGGGCCTATTGCTCAGTTCCTCGATACCATTGGTACAGGAAGTATTGCTGATAACAGTATGGTTACCGAGCAAATTCAGAGCGTATTGAGAAATGCAGGATTCTCCGTTGCTCAAGGAACCAACTTTGAAGGCCGCTATTCGGCTTTGGGATCGGCTGGTGTTCGAAGATTGGCTGAGGGTATCACGGGCGACATTTTTGAGGGTAAGTCGCAGTCTGAAATTGAAGCCATTCTCAAATCGTATGGTCTTGACATCATGATTAACGAGATTGAGGATACGGGCAAGAGCCTTGAAGGTCAGACTGATGAATTCATTTCGCAGTTGGGTAGGTTGACGAAAGCGATGAATGATGCTCTCGCCGACTTGGGTATTGAGACAGACCCGACGACGACGACACCTCCAAGCACAGGAGGTTCTTCGGATACTTCCTCGCCGAGGGGTGACACTGCTTCTGGACGATTTGGTCGCACCATGGCGGCACACCGTTCGCTGTCATCGATGATTAACGGCAAACAAATTGTGACATCTGGTTGGCGCAATTTCAATCTCGGAAGCCCAAGTTCTGACCACATTAAGGGCGGTGCTCTCGACCTGATCGGAGACAACCTCGGTCAGTACAAACAAATGATTGAAAACGGCGGCGGTTTTGCGGAGTTCCATGGTTCCGCTGGTTCTCGTCATTTGCATGCGGTACCGAACACCGGTGACTCTTCCTCGCCGGCCACCATGGGGTCTACTGCTGGAAATATGACGTACAACTACACGATTAACGTGAATGGTTCTGGAGCAGATCCGCAACTTATTGCTGACACTGTGATGTCTCGAATTAAAGCACGCGAGCAGTCTGATAGGGAGCGGCGATGAGTGGCGAAAACTGGCCTGTAAATATTGCTTATACGGTTCGGAACGAAACCGGCACGTTGTGTTACCAAGACACTATGTATCGGGTTGAATCTTACTGGGGTTTACAGAAAGTCGGAAACACCTATTACGTTCAACGCCTGTGGGGCAAAGCGAAGAGTGAAACGTACACGAAAACTTTAGGGCCCGGACACCCTGATAACCCGTACAGCATTAGTAATTACACTAAAACCTACGCTAAATGGGTTTGGCCAGCGGGCTCGTCTGCGTCTCATTACAAGGTTGGTTCAAAAATCTACGGATACAACCCGCAATATAAGGTCAAAACGACGTTTCAAAAAGATGCATGGATTGCTCAAGTTCAGAGAGAACAGGCGTACGCTTCGTCAACAACTTCAAATGGTGCGAATCTTTCGTCTCCAAGCATGACCCCGTATGCGATAGCAACTTCATCTGATGATCGTCTGTCTGATCAACTTAGTAACACGCGTTCTGAAATGGATCGTATTACAAACGGTGTGCGCCGACAAATCAGTTCTCTTGAATCGTCGGATTTCTCTAGCAGTTATGCGCTACATGGCGCAATTGCGTCTTTGAAGGGTAAAGCGGAAGAAGCATTGAAGAACGCTGGATATACAGATGCGTATATTCGTTGGTATTTTGACCCGTCTCAGTCGATTACTGGCGAGTCAGTAAAACGTCAGAGCGGCAACGCGAGTAGTCCTTCGGGTTCTAGGCAGACTGGTCCATCGAATAGTCCTGCACGGGATGCCATTGCGCCTACGCCCGCTACGAGAAAAGTGACTATTAAAGCGCCTTTTGGTTACTCTGCTCCCCCCGACAAAGCGCCGGATCTACGACCCCAAATTATTCAGACTTACACTGAATACGTTACCGACACTACGGTTTCGGGTGGGAAACGTTCAGAGTCGCGTCAAGATATTTTCTACTTCCCTTATGTTCCGAATACTATTAGTTATTCTGGTCTGGGTTCAGAATGGGTGGATATTGATCGTCAGGGGAACTATCCACTTGTTGAATGGGCTGGCTGGAGCCTCATGCAAGCCGAAATGGAATTTACAGTCGCTGAGGATCGAGTTGAACAAGGCGGTGCCACTGTGCCTGATGGCATCTTCAATAGTGTTCAAGCACGCATCGATACATTGCGTCGCATGTCGCAACGACGTGCCCCTGTTTCAGTGTTTAACTTGGATGACATGTTCCGTATCCAGTTGAAACGTGCTGCCGAGACGGGGAAGCCGATGGAGTTCGTTATTACCGACATGCAGGTGACATCACTGCGGCGGTCAATGAATTCTCAAAGTCGCGAAATCACAGCGGCAACAATTCGTTTGACGTTAAGGGAAATCCCGATCGAAAAATTGACAGTTGTAAAATTTTCAATGCCGAAGTTCTCTATTCCTGTGCCGGCAATCAAGAAACCCACCAGCAGCGACCAAGGCTCTGCTCCGTTGTTCAGTTCCGGTGTTGATGGAGCAGGGAAGAATTTTGATGTAAATTTGATTAGCGGTCTGGCTACTCCGGTATGAGTGATGTTTACAGCGATTATTGGACGTCTAGTGGTACTGCCGAGTTCGTCGACCGACGAACCGACCTTGTTTGGGATGACCCAACACTGATAGATGGTAAAAGCGATATTCGGGATGCGATTCTCGACATTCAAGTTGAAATGGGAATCGATCTCGCGACACAACTCACTGTTCGTGTTCACGACCCAAATTTCGAACTTGCTCGAGCGAACTATTTTGCTATTGGTCGCGATGTCTATTTTAAAACATCCACACTCACAGATCTCAAACTTATGGATGGTTACGGTGTCGGAGCGGCAGAAACGCTCGCCGCACATCAATTCATGTCACTCGAAATTGCTTCTGCTGCTTGTGCTTCCGGCCCGGCAAGCGAACCAGTATGGACGCTGGAATTGAGAAACAAGGCTGTACAGCAGATGCGCCGTGACAAAAATCCTTCAAGCATCAAGGGAACCGGACACAACTGGGTTATTAACGTTGCCCATGATTATGGTCTTGATTGCGTTGCAGAATCTACTTCAAAAACACAAAAGATAAATAAGGCAACTAACGATCGTGCCGCTGACTCGACTTGGGATGTTCTTTCGCGACTGGCCTCTGATGCGAAGTTTGTCGTGTTTGAGTCGGAAGGCGTTTTGTTTTTCTGTTCTCAAAAATATTTACTGGGTAGATGGGGTTCAGACTTCCAAAATATTCCAAAAGAGGAAGTTATTCCCTATATGCAAAATGCTACGGAAATGAATGTTTGCCCCATCCGTTATCCAAGCAGGTCGGATGACACATTCAAACTTGTTTCAATGCCAAGTCTTCGCCGCTCAGACAACGACCCTCTTGCCGTGCAAGGTTCTGCTGAGTTGGAACGGTCTTCTGGGTCAAAATTGCGTGCTGGAATGACGGTGCATGTGACAAATTATCCGACAATGCAGGGGCCGTATATTATTAGTAATGTGAGTTACTCGCATTTGGGTAATGACCCGGTCAGTATCGAATTTCGCTCACCAGAGCGTGAAGATAAAGAAATTAATCAACTTGCTGTTGGACAGAAATTCGAGTCCGTGTTTGATTACATGGAAAGGTTTGGAAACTGATGGCTGGTTTTGTTTCTGCTGCTAGTGGTGCCTCCCATCCGGAACCGGGTGGCGGTATTTATATCGGCACTGTCACGCATGTCGGATCTACGCGTCGTGTCGCAGTTAAGGTTCCCATGCTTGGTATCACTATCACGGATTGTTCGGTTGTGTTTTCTACACCGAAGCAACCACTGAAGGTCAATGAGCGGGTCCTTTGCGCGTTTATTGACCATAATAAAAACAATCTTGTTGTAATTGGCGCGTTGGATAGGTCGTATGACGTATTTGCACTGCAAACCTACGCTGCATCGCTGGATAATCGAATAGACGCTCTGGAGTCGCAGGTAAGCACCCTTCAGTCGCAGGTAAGCACCCTGCAATCGCAGGTAAGTACCCTTCAATCGCAGGTAAGCACCCTTCAGGGTTATCATTGATAGAATTGTTACGGTGGTAATTATGGACGCAATGAAGTTCCCTTTACAATTTGATGCCAATGGCCTTGTGAGAGATGTCGATGGTACTGACGACTATTACAAGCAGTTGTTGTCTATTTGCACCTTGACGGAGCCACAGTCGCTCCCCTTGACTCCCGATTTTGGTATCTGGGATCCAACATTTAACGGTGTCGAAAAAGGTGCATTTGTCTTGCACGCTTCACGTTTTGTGCCTGAGGTTGAAATTGAATCAGTTGAATCAGCAATCAACGACGAGGGTGAAAACATTGTCAACTTTTCGTTCAGGAGACGATGACGTATGCCATCAGATTTTTCGGAGTACGTAGATCTCACTCCCTACGATGTTAATCCGGTTGACGTTTACTTTGGCGCAATCGAACTTGCCCGCTTAACTCTTCCTGATTTTACCTTGCGTCAAGGAACGGTTGACGATGCAATTTTCCAAGCAATGTCATACATGACAACGCTAAATACGGCAGCGATCAATCGCCTACCGCCGAGAATTATGGAAGGTGTTGCCCGCATACTTGGGGTATACCGCGATGAGGGCACTAGGGCTTCTGTCACATTGCGTTTGTTTGCTGGCGAGTTTGTAGATGTTTATATCCCAGCAGGAACAACCTTCAGTTACACAATCAGTGTTGCGGGTGATGATCAATCGTTCACTTATGAAAACACTGATGCAATTGCAATTCTGAGAGGCGCAAATCAAACGGAGACAGATCCTCTGCATTATGTTGAAGTTGAAGTGCTTTCGACTCTGACTGGAATTCATCCTTTGGTTCCTGAAGGAGCGGAGTTTGTTTGTCAAACTGTTATCCCTGAACTTGGTGATGTTAGTGCTCTCGCTGATTTTTCCAATGGAACGAATGCCGAAACAGACATCACCTACTTGGCGAGATGCACGACGGCTATTCGGGCTTTGTCAGCATCATTCGCAACAACTGAACAAATGCGATCACATATCGTGACGCAATATTCCAATGTTTCCCAAGCCAAGGTTTATGATCTAACCAACGGCGATGCAGGTGGTGGTTTAGATTTTGTTGCTCCTAACGCACCGGGATATGCGTCCGTTTTTGTTTATGGAATCGATCGAACGCTCACTAATGCGGAACTTTACGACATTCAATTAGATGTGACTAATCGGTCAATTGCAGGACTTTATATCGGGGTTTACAACTACACACCTATCGAAGTTTCATGCACAATCAATATCATTTATGACGTGACTTATTCTGCTGATGTTGTACGAGAAACAGTTCAGCAAGAGGTTCAAAAATATTTAAGTCCTGCGGGATTCAATGGTGACATCGAATCAATTCGTGTTGCGGAAGTCTCCAATGTTGCGCGTTCGATGCCCGGCGTTTTGTATGTCGAAGACGTTGTAATTGGGGATATCGCAGGCAACGTCGCGGCAGGAAACATCGCAACAGAGACAAGCGGTAACGTCACATTCCTGAGGAAAGGTCTCATACCTAATTCCGCATCAAGTAACATCACTGTTAATCTGACTGCTTCGAGTTAACATGGCAACTACAGTAAATTTTCTCGATAACGATACCGCCCTCAAGGCCACAGATAGCAGTGGATCGCTTAGGAAAATACAGGACGTCACACCTTCATGGCAATTCTCGGGTGGTTCTGCCGTACTTTCAGATGCGGAAAGCGACCGGCTAGTCCCAAACTTTTTTGCATACAAAATTCAGCCAAATAACTCAACTGGAACTGTAAACGTCTACATCGACTACGTTCCAATTCCTGCGGCCAACAGCGCGGACTTCGACCTCATGTTCCACGCTCAGTTACGAGGAAGTGGTTCTCTTTATGTTTCAACGGTCATTGCTGAATCAAATCAGCCATCGCCCACACCACACATAACAAATACTGATATTGGTCGATTTTCTCAGATTCGTTCCAATCATTTCGTCCCTGACGATATAACTGTGGAATCGTTTGTTCGTGTTCAGATGAGTATCACGGAACATAATGGAGAACCGATCTACTTCACTATTCCCGCCCTGATTGATGACAACGCGTTCTACCAAAATCAGGTTGTGCAAAACGCACGCAAGTTCATGCCTTCTTTTTACTGGGATATTGATAGTCAGCAGGAAGACCCAGATAACCCGTTGTTTAAGTTGATCGACGTTCTGTCCACAACGATGAATGACACGGTATCAACTTACGCAAACTGGTTTGATTACGAGTTGGGCGAATTGTCGCCGTCATTCACCGGTTTGGAACAGATTACTCGAAGCACTTTGACTGATGCCGAGTATCATGATCCGTCTGTCCGGTCATGGTTGGCGCAATTCACGGGCCATCCGCTTATTGCGAACATTCGATCAGAACAGCAAAATTATTTGCAGGTTGTAGCAAATCAAGATATGACCGATCCAGCCGCTGACGGTGTCGTGGGCATTATTGACATGTACAACAGTGCGGTGGATATTAATGACGCAACATCCAGCGATAATTGGGCTGTTCTTGAACAGGTGCTCCCGTTATTGACATCTGATAATTATGAAGGTGTTTACAACGACGATCATTTTTCAATCGATTGGGGCAATGATGGGGCTAGTAATCGGCCGTCTGGCTATGACCCGTTGCAACATTTTTCTCTTTCTTTCCGCACTACTCAAATACCTGCCGGGTTGGCTAACGGCCTCTACGTCTTTAACGACGTGATTTTAGAAGTTGAAGATTCCATTGACGGTGAACTGTATTCAATTCCAGTTTCTTTGCGTGTGGCAGTAGATACACTGTTCTCCCCACTTGTTTGGATCCTTATAAGGTTCCATAAATATTCTGATGGCCCTGATCGCATGCATTGGTCAATGTCTGACAAGAAGGCGCTGTTTGCGTTTCAACAAATGGCTGGCGCTGTCATCGTTGACGGCAATACAGGTGCTCGGACCACCCGCACTACTCCGGACGCAAACTACGGTGGCGGCAATAGTCAATACGATCCGACAAGTTTATTTATTCGCGGCGCCCACCAAGACGCTCAGACAGCATCCTATGTGACGAACCAAGGCAAGTACGCTTTAATGCCTTGGTTTGACGCATCCGCTCGACAACTGCAACTTGCCGTGTTTCAGGACCCAGATAGGGTTACTAATTACTCGCATTCGGCTTACACAACTTCATATGGCGAGTTTTCGATTTATGGTCAACCGTATACGACGCAAGATCGAACGTTGCAACAATACATACAAAAGAGCAATGTTGTCGTAATTGACTGGGTGAAATCAGTCAATGACACTCTCTGGCCAGAAGACTGGCCACGAAAGAGTTGGTCTGGTTCTCCTCCGAGTGAGACAACTGATTATGATCATGGATTGGCTTTCAGAATCATTGAGAGTCCCAGTGATCGACTGTTCACTAAGTTTGGTTACGATGTTGCGATTACTGATGACGGCAATACTGTGTTCGCATCAGCAGTTAACTGGAATCCTGAAGAAACAACCGTAACGGACAATCAGTACGGATTGTTTTGGGGCCACGATCAAGGATGTGTTTACGTTTTTGACTGGGACCCTGATGCTTTGGAATATGTGCAACGTGGTGATCCCATTTATGTGGACGGAGAAACAGTTACGCCTCCATCTGTGGCATCGCAATTGGACAATTGGGATATGGAGAATGGTGGGTTCGGCACGTATATCGATATCACACCTGATGGTTCGGTGCTGAGCGTAACTTCGATGAGGAACGTGTACATTTTTGTTTGGGATGGTCAGCGATGGGTTCAAGATTTCTCTTTCGATGACCTTCTTACTTTCAACTATGACAATAGTGATTCTTGGTCTTTATGGAGACCGTGTGCCCGTCTGAATGAGGATGGAACCAGCATTGTTATTTCTGGCGGTGTCTCTAGACAGGATTTGATTGCGGCGAGGGCGGCTTCGCACGAAGGTTTAGGATCGTCTACTTCTTTCACTTACCGCATGGCGGTGTTTGACCGACAGTCTGCCGGCGTATGGAAGCAGCGCGGTTCGTGGATGGAAACACCCGACCTTTACGCCTTGACTCCTCAGGAGATCGTTTTCCCTACAACTTGGGATATGTCGTCGACATATGACAGCGCTTTTGGCGGCGCACTGAATGAGTTTTACCTCGGTTCTGGTTATGAGACGGTTAACTTTTGGGGAAATTTTACATCGTGTGATATTAGTGGGGACGGTCAATCTGTTGTAATTGGATGCCCGGGTGGACTGTTGGGCTTGTACCATGACGATGTTCTGATCAACGCGGCTGACTCCGGTTTCTTGCAAGCGTTTAGGTGGAATTCATCCTCTGCAAGTTGGGAGGTTATGGAAGCAGGTCAAACCCCGGCCTTCGATTACAAAGTTTATGAGTCATCAATTGCTGGTGGAGGGCAAGACATTATTCTTGCCGGCCCGCACAGAATGTCTCCGCAGTCCACCAGTTTTCAAACTCGTTTAGGCTCGACTGTACGTATGAGTTACGACGGAAACATGATAACAGCAGGCATGTTCAGTCACGTTGAAGACCTCGGTCCAAACCTTTGGATTTACAATGGGCGGCCCACATTGTATGAATCAAACCTAAAAAGTTTGGGTGTTCGAGAATCAGGTTGGATCCACGCGTTTTATTCCGGTTATAAGCCTGCGATAACTCCCAACAGCGACGGCAGCGTTGACAACAGCATTTGGTACTCTTTCAATTATCTATCTTGGAGTCATTACGGTGTCGGGATGGCAGGCCGAAGTCGGCGAACGGAGTATCAGGCAGGCTTGACCCTCGAGCAGATGGGTATTTCCCTGAAGAGACCCAACACAAATGCCTATAGTTCAATCCACGCTGACTATATTGGACCGTCTAAGTTCATACAGGTCATCAACATGATTGCGGGTTCCTTTGATGTTGATCCCGGTATCGTCGGAACTCTTTCAGATATGAGGAGAGGTGACATCTTTTATGTTTACGACGGCATCGATTGGTTTAAATACAAGTATTCGGGAACTTATTGGGATCAGCGATTAAACTCCTCAGACCCTGAATGTCCTATCGCCATTCTTGGTTATGGCGGTAGTCTCGCGCGGCAAGGTGTGGCGACTGGTGATTTGACGTGGATCGGTTATTCCAGTGTTGAACGGATCTATGGTTATCCGGGTTCACCACAATGGGACAGTTTCACCACTACCTCGCCAGAAATTTTTACTGGGTATGTGTATGCTGTGGATGGGCCAGCGCTGGCATTGCCAACGACCGTCACGTCTAGTTCGCATTTCAATACGACAGAGGCTGAAGCATTCGCGATTTATCAGATGTCAGATGCTTCGTTCGGTTGGGCATCGGGTTCTCGTGACGCGATTGTTTCTACTGTCCAGCAGGTGTTGTCCGGAGATAAAACTGTTGCTCTTAGCCCTAATTATCGTGGTATCGATTGGCGTATCCATATTAGAACAGTTGAGTCTGAAACACCAGATGTTGATCCAGTCACGAATTCTTCTATGACTGTGTTGAATATTGCTGAACTTGCTCGCCCGATGGGTTTCGTGTTCTCGCATGCCGTTCAGGACGCAATCTATTTGACATTGAACAACGTTGGTGTTGGCCGTTTGGACCTTTTTGAACTTGGCGGCTTCGGCGCCGAAAACGTGTAGTATTGGGTATAAGGAGAGATTATGTCTGGTTCAGGTTTCATGGAGTTTCAGCCCGAAACGGTGCTGACTGCCACGCAAATGAATGAGTATTTGATGCAACAGTCGGTCATGTACTTTGACACGATTTCCGCTGCCGATTCTGGCCTTGGATCGTTTCGAGATTCAGGGACAATGACGTACATTGAGCATGAATCGGACGGCAATACCGACTTGAAGCGGCCACATTTCTATGATGGTTCAGGTTGGCAGAGGGTTGCTACGAAAGCCGAGGTTGATGCTCAAGAAAACCGAACCGGGCAGGTCCTGTTGTACATGGAAGTCATCAACTGACCTCCTTGTTTGGTATAATATAGGTGCACACCGCACACACGACCGGGAGGTCAAAATGAACATGAACTTTATCAAAGACTCTGTTGAGCGCGCTGCGAAAACTTTCGTTCAGGCGTATCTCGGCGTTTGGATGGCCACGGGAGCCGACTTCGACGGCCTCGCTAGTTCCGACAATCTGAAAGCCGGCGTTGTCGCTGTTGCGCTCTCGATTGCCATGAGCATGGGCCTGAAGAAGGTTGGACCGAACAAAAATTCGGCTTCCGTTCTCTGATCGGCGCGAATTTACCCGGTTTAACCGGGTCTCTGATCTACAATTAAGTAGGTTTAGAGGGAAGAGGCGCCCATGATTGCAGGTGTATACAACATTACATGCGAACAAGGGGCTACTTTTACCCGTGACATAGTTCTGAAGGAACCAGATCCTACCGATCCTACTGGTACCACGTATCAGGAGATGGATCTCGAGAACTATACGGCCCGTATGCAGGTACGTCGCACAACTGAATCGACGTCGTTTCAGGTTGAGTTAACTACTGAAAATGGGCGTATTTCGATTGAACCGGCAGGCGTAAAAGGTCGCATCGTTTTGTCAATGGATGATTCGACGACTGCATCGTTGACATCTGACGGTGTGTACGACTTGGAAATTATTTCTGGTGCTGGCGTTGTGAGTCGTGTCTTGAAGGGGACATTTACATTGTCCTTGGAGGTGACACGTTGAGCAACTCAGTTCCAAATCAGGTTTACGTCTATCAGGACTCTCCCAATCAGGTTACGGTTGACGAAGAAGCCCCAACAATTATCGAGGTGCGGCTCAGTGCTGGTGGGACCAACACCAGACGTCACGTGCACACTCAAGGATCGCCATCCCAAACGTGGACAATTAATCACACTTTGGGTGGGAAACCGTCCGTGATGGTTGTTGATTCTGCCGATACAGTCGTTTTTGGTGATGTATCATATGTAAGTAACAGTGAAGTTCGGTTGGAGTTTACGGCTCCTTTTTCTGGCTTTGCCTATCTCACGTAACGGGAGTCATCAATGGCGCAAAAATTTGTAACGAATCTCGACCTCAATCAGAATCAGTTGCTCAATGGTCGCTTCGAGAGCCTCTCCGCTGACCCCACTACAAACAACTTTGAGGGTCGACTGATCTACAACAGTACCGAAAAGGTACTCAAAGTCTATGACGGCACCGGCTGGCGTAAAGCACTCCACGCACTCTCGTCTCTGACGACCGCTCTCACCATTACGGAATCCAACGGTTCAGTCACCTTCTCGATCGCTGACTCAGTCCCCTCTGGCGCATCCGGACTGCTGAATGGCACCGATAAGCAGGCCCTTGATAACAAGACCTCACAAAACACTGGCTCGACAATTGCCCTGCGCGATTCTGGTGGACGACTTCAGGTTTCCGCTCCGGTAAACGATCTGGACGCCGCCAACAAGGCATACGTTGACGCGGCTCGCACCGGTCTTGACGTTAAGGCCTCGGTCCGTGCAGCAACAACCACCAACCTAAGTATCACTACCGACCTTGAGGCTGGAGACACTATAGATGGTGTGACTCTGGTCGCTGGGGATCGCGTCCTTGTCAAAGATCAGACTTCTGCTTCCGAAAACGGCATTTATATCGTTCAAGCATCTGGAGCAGCGGTTCGAGCAACTGACGCAGACAGCGCCGATGAGGTCACTCCCGGAATGTTCACCTTCGTTGAAGAAGGCACGATCAATGCCGATGCCGGTTGGGTTCTCACGAACAATGGCACAATTACGCTCGGCACGACAGGGCTTGAATTTGCGCTCTTCTCGGTGGCTGGAACGATTCTTGCTGGTGACGGCCTATCAAAAACTGGTGATGTTCTTAACGTAAATGTTGCGAGTGACGGTGGCATCGAAATTGCTTCCGACGATCTTCAAATCAAGATTGACACCAATTATGACGGGTTGACAACTACCGCTGATGGTCTTGCTCTTGACTCCAACATTGCGGGCACTGGAATCACGTTTACCTCAGGTGTTCTGTCGACTGACACGATTGATCTCACGAGTGCATCTGGCAACGGTGTCAGCGGCCTGCTTCCAATCGCAAATGGTGGCACGAACGCCAGTACGGAGGCTGACGCTCGCGACAATCTCGCCGCGACATCGGCGACGGGCCTTACCACAAGCACCCCGACTTTGGCGCGGGTTTCAGCCCAAACTGTCGGTAATGCGACGGACACCACTTTCTCGATCGTTCACAACTTTGGCACTCGCGACGTCACCGTTCAGGTATACGACAGCAATACCTATGACACTGTGATTACTGATGTTGTGCGGACGAACGCCAACCAAGTTGATGTTTCCTTCTCGGTTGCGCCTGCTTCTGGCGCATATCGGGTGGTCATCAGCGGCTAAAAAATTCTGCCTTGAGGGGCACTAACAACGAAACAGTTGAGGCTGATTCACCATGACACGATTTGTAGGCACGCCCGTAAGGGGCGTCGAATTCGCCAATGCGGGAGACGAAGCAATTTCCGCGCGTGTCAGCGGTGATTCAAATGCTCGGCTGAGGATTGATGCAGGCGGACGGCTCACTTGGGGTGATGGTTCGGGTGCTGGTGATGTAAACCTTTATAGGTCGGATGCCACCACACTCAAAACTGATGACACCCTGTATGCATCAAACGGTGTAATTACTTTAACTACTAGCGGGCCGCCGACCACCAGTCTCCCGGATGGCGCTATGGCCATCGATGTCGACGAGGACCGCCTGTACCTTCGCAGCCAAGGCGCTTGGGTCAAGGCTGGCAGCGCAAGTGTCGAACTTTCAACCTCTGCGCCGACCAACAATATCGCCGACGGTGACATGTGGTTCGACACCGACGACGGAATTCTGTACGTCCGAACCGGAAATCAGTGGGTAAGCGCGACTGGCGCCATTGATCTGAACTCACTATCTGACGTTGATGCATCAAGCCCAACCGACGGACAGGTTCTCCAGTACAACTCTTCAACCGCCCAGTGGGAGGCAAGCACCTTTTACGCTCTTCCTGCGGGAGGGGCTACCGGACAGGTGCTAACGAAGAACGACGCTACAGACTACAATTATTCATGGCAAGATGTGATTTCGGCTGATGGTGGCTCACCAACCACTTGGCTCCGGGCTCATGTATCTATTGACGCAGGTGGAGTGTAAATGAGCGCAAATGTCGTAATCCAGTTCCGGAGAGGCACGGCTGCTTCTTGGACCTCGGCCAACCCCACCCTTGCTAACGGTGAAGTAGGTTATGAGTCCGATACGGCCAAGATGAAAGTCGGCGATGGTTCGACCGCTTGGACCAGCCTTGGATACCTCAATACTCTTAACGCCGGTGTATTGAATGACATTAGTGATGTCACAATCACCTCTGCTGCGGATGGCGACTTCCTCCGCTGGAACGGATCCGCGTGGATTAACGATGCCGTCAATCTCGGCACGGACTCGGTAGGCGACTACGTTGAGAGCCTCACCGCTGGAACTGGCGTCACTCTTACCAACAACTCTGGTGAAGGCGCTACGCCAACGATCGCAATTGGCCAGTCCGTTGGAACCACGGATGACGTCACTTTCAACACGGTTACAACCGATGCCGGAATCACTGTTGGCGGAAACATTCTTCCTGATGCTGACGTTTCTTACGACTTGGGTTCAAGTTCGGCGCGCTTCCGCGACATCTACTTGTCGGGCTCCTCGATTGACCTCGGTGGAGCGACAATCAGCAGCGATGGAACCGACATTTCACTTTCTGGCGGGCTGTCGACAAGCAACGGACTCACTGGAGACCTGACCGGCAACGCAGACACTGCCACCTCTCTTGAAACAGCGCGAACCATTTCGTTGAGCGGAGACGTTGTTGGCTCAGTGTCATTTGACGGAACTGCCAACGTTGATATTGCCGCAACGATTCAGGCTGATTCAGTTGCTCTTGGCACCGACACCACGGGTAATTACACGGAGGGCGTCACCGCTGGCACGGGTGTAACTATCACTGGCGGAACGGGTGAAGGTAATACGCCCACCGTTGCAATTGGTCAGGCAGTCGAAACCACAAGTGACGTCACGTTTAATGATGTCACCGTCGATGGCGACCTTACTGTTAACGGAACCACCACGACACTTAACACTGAAACCCTTGCGGTTGAAGACAATATTGTCACACTTAATTCCAATGTCACCGGAGCACCATCAACAAATGCCGGAATTGAGATTGAGCGTGGAACATCAGCAAATGTTCTCCTGCGTTGGAACGAAACTTCTGACGCATGGGAATGGACAAACGATGGTACGACGTACTACCCCTTCCCAACCGAATTCAACCAGATCGCCAATGTCAGTGTCGGCAACCCATCAAATGGCGACATCATTCTTTATGATTCTTCCACTTCGACTTGGGTGCAAACAACCCCAGATTTGACCCTTACTACAGGTCGTTCGGACGTTACAATCACATCGGCTACCACCGGTGATTTCTTAAAGTGGAATGGCTCCGCTTGGGTCAATGACCAAATCAATTTGGGTACCGACACCGTTGGTGATTACGTAGAAAATCTCACTGCCGGAACCGGTGTAACGCTCTCAAACAACTCTGGTGAAGGATCAACCCCAACTGTCGCCATTGGTCAGGCAGTAGAAACCACAAGTGACGTAACTTTCAACACCGTAACAGCAGACGTCACTGGTGATGTGACCGGCAATGCGGACACGGCAACTGCACTTGAAACTGCTCGAACAATCTCCCTTAGCGGGGATGTTGCTGGATCAGTCTCCTTTGATGGCACGGCCAACGTCGACATCACAACGACAATCCAAGCCAACAGTATTGCTCTGGGGACCGATACGACCGGGGACTACGTACAAAGTCTTGTCGCGGGTAACGGTGTCACCCTGACCAACAACTCTGGTGAAGGTGCCACCCCGACAATCACGCTCGACTCGACGGCAAACGTCACGTTCGAAGATGTAACTGTCAATAGTCTGCTTGATGCTTCACACATTCACGGCCAGTTGGCTGGCCCTGTGTATCTGCATGTCAAGAACACCAGTGGTTCAACGATTGCTAAGGGTACTCCGGTTTACGCTACGGGATCTGTTGGGGCGAGTGGAGCCACCGAGGTTTCACCGTCTGATGCGGCTACCGCCTCGACCATGCCAGCGTTGGGTATTACCACAGCCGAATTGGAAAATAACGCTGAAGGTCATGCGGTAATTCTGGGTGTCATCGAAAGCATGAACACTAACGCTTACAGCGTTAACACAGTTTTGTATGTTGCCGACGGTGGCGGCCTAACCTCGACACGGCCGACTGGCGAGGACGACAAGATTCAGGCGATCGGTCGTGTGGTTCGTCAGGACACAACCACTGGCGAAATCCTCATTCTTGGTGCGGGTCGCGCTAACGACACTCCGAACCATCTCGACACCGACTACATCGATTGGGATGTTTCGTCGTACACACCCATGTCGAGGCCGACCCACGCGGAAAGCCGCGTTTGGTACGACTCCACAAACGATGCTCTCCGCATGGACACCAGCCAGACCGGTGTCGATATTGCGCTCGGTCAGGAGCGCGCCCTGTACGTATACAACAACTCGGGGGCCAGCATTGCCGCCGGGTCGGTTGTTTACTACACCGGGGAAAATTCTGCTATTCCAACTATCGCCCTTGCCGATGCGAGCGATCCTGACAAAATCAACGTTGCCGGTATTACCAAGGCGACCATCGCTAACGGCGCCCATGGTTTCATCATCATCGACGGAATTCTTCTCGGTATCGACCTCTCGTCGTACTCTGTTGGCGATCGACTCCACTTGTCGGCTACAACTCCGGGTGGACTAACAACGAACCCGCCGACCTACCCGAACTATGCGGTCGAAATCGCAGAAGTTCTTCTCGCCTCGAACCCGGGTTGCTATCGACTCAATATCGTTTCGGAAGTTTTCGACGATATCCGCGTTCGGGAAGATGCCCGAATTGACGGAAACCTGACTGTTGCTGGAAACCTCAGCATTCTCGGAACACAGTCAACCGTT